AATTTATAAGGAATTTAAAAATGGTATTTGGTTTTTTGGTTTTTTTTAAATCATTTTCAAGTTGAGTTGCATCTTTTGCATAATTTAGTGATAAATCGACAGGGTAGTTAAATGATTGTCCGATTTTCGCTTCAAAATATGAATTAATATTTTCTAGGTGCTGTTTAGCTTCTTTATCACTGTCATCTAAAGTCGCCAACCAGTTTTCAATTTGTTGCTTTGATTTTTTTAATTCATCTCCGCTAACATCTAAATTAATATCATATTTTTCATCTAATTCATTTAGAGCTTTAGTGGCATCTTCTGCTGAACCTCTTAAATTATCTAAAAATTCTAACGGTTCTGTAATTTTAATATCAAACCCGTAGTCACTCAAGTTTTTAAATAACAAATCGACCAAGGAAACATCTAAGTCAAGAGATTTTGCCATATCTTCAAGTTCACCATTGATAATCCAACGCCCACTATCATCTTGAGCAGCATAACCTAAAGCATTCAATCTATCAACAAAGTATTCAGCTCCTGATGAGCCTTCGGTAAATAGCTTATTTATTTCAGAAATCTTTTTATCATAGATACGAACCATCTCATCGTAGTCATTAAAGTTAACATCATCAAAGGAAAGCATATCTACAAATCGAGCAAATTGATTCGTTCCAACTTTGCCCTGATCTCTTAAATTTTGCATATCTTCTAATTGACTTTGAAGATTAACATAATCATCACTTTCTTCACTGCCATCAGCAGCATTGAAATATTGTGTAACAGCACTGGTTAACCCCTCATATTGTGCTTGAAGTTCTTGGGCTTCTTTAATTTGTTTCTTTAAAGTATCTCTTTCTTGGATAGCTTGTAATTTTGAAGTAGCACTAGCTGTATTATTGATAGATAAACAAGCATTTTCGTACTTTTCAACTAAATCATTGATAGCCTTATCATATTTTTCCTTTTCGAATTTTTCATATTCTTGCGTTAATCTATTTAATTCTTGTGCGTTTAACTGAATTCCTTCGGCGGTACTTTCAAACAGTTTATCATAATCAAAATTTCCATCTTCTAAATCACTGAATGCATCAACAATTTCTTTAACCTGTTCTCCGGTCATACCAGTGGATTTGTATGATGCATCTATGGCTTCATTAAATTTATCCATTGTTTCTGTAACGGAACTTAAGTTTGCTTTTAAATCTTCTAAAAGGGCAGCTCCGTTTACTGAAGATGACAATAGATTATATTTGTTCTGTGCATCTGCCCAATCATTCGTTGTAGTAACACAGCTTCGCAGCAAATCTAATTCTTGTTTTGTGTTTATGCTATTTTCTTTGATAAAATTGCGAATTTTAGCATAATCTGAAGCTATTTCTTCAGAATTTCTGGATATACTCTTAGTAGTTCTATCCCATTTAGTATCTTGAGTTATTCCGAATGATTTTTTAGCAATATCATCAACCAATTGGTCATATTCATTTAATAATTCTAATTTATCTTCAATACCTAATTGAATTTTTAATTCATTTCTGTCTTCACCTAATTCGGTTGCCAGTATTCCAAGATTATCGTTTATAATTTTTTTGATTTCATCTAAATCTGTATTTTCGTCTATTGATAATAGTTCATTTAAAGAAATCGAAACTTTTTGATTGTCTTGTATTGAAGTAGCCATATTTTTGATATAATCATTAAGAATATCAACATCTTCATCAGATGATAACTCCCTCATACGAGTCTCTGATATACCATCAATCAATTTGTTTATTTGAGATATCTGAGAAGAAGACAAGTCTATTTGTTCATTGATGACTAATTCTTGCACATATTCTCTCATTAATTGGCGTAGATGAGATGAAGCGTCAGATAAAGTGTTTTCAATTTGTTCTATATTAGATTCTAAATCTTTGCTAAATGTCTTCCATATCTCTCGATTTTCTTGAGTGTCAAGATGAGATAAGCCAAACTCATTTTTTAGATAGGTATAGCTTATGCCAGATCCATTGGCTCCATTAATAAATTGTTCGTAAGATAGTGATTTAACCTTGTTGAGTGTTTCCAGCTTTTCATATTCATCAAAGGCTCCATTTTTTATTTCATCAAAGAAGCCGTTTCTATTAACTAAATTGTTATAGTTTTTTAAATATGTATCAGCGTTGTTTTCACGATTTTCTTTTATTACTTCTAATCTTTGTTTTTCATAGGCGTCATTTAATGCTTCGACATTTCCTTTTAAGCGAAGAACAGCATTCCCTTGTTCGTCATAATAGTTAACCATTTCTGGGAAAATATCAGCAAGTTGATTGCATATTTCATGATATCTGTCAAATTCATCAGATGTTAATCCAATATTTTCGCCATATATATTAACACCTCTCGATAACTGTTCATATTCATTTGACAGACTATCAATTTCCTGTTTAGAGTTAGCTAATAAAGATAATTTGTTCTGATATTCTTCACTTGCTTTGCTTGCTTCAGATAATAATTCGTCTGTAGTCTTAATAGAATCATTGATTGTTTCAAATACTTTAAAAGCACCCCAAATCGCTAAACCGATTCCGATGCCTTTTACAGTTGGTGCAAGCTTACCAAGAGAAGTATTGGCTCCTTGTATTGCTCCCTTAAATTTGTCAACAGTCGACGTTCCTTTTACAAAGCCGCTAGCTATATTCTTAAAAATATCTTTTCCTGCCGCTACAAAACCTTTTATGTTATCAAAACCACTCATAAAACCTTCTTTGAAAGTTTTACCGGTTTTTTTAGCTTCTATTCCTTGAACTATATTGTAGAGTAGGGTAGCGGTAGCTACTAGTTTAACTAATGATGATGCAGAATTTCCAAGTTCTTCATCAATTAGTTTTACAGGAGATACGATCAAATCAACGATATTTAAAATATCACTGCCTAAACCAACGATTTCCGATACTATTGATACTGCTCCACCTAATAAGTTAGCATCTAATAGTGATGCCCAAAACTCTTGCATACCAGCTTGTAGCTGTGCATTTTTAGCTATTAAGCTTTTTTCATATTTTTCTTGTGTTTCATCTATAAAGTTTGTATCTGTCAATGCATCTTTAGCAATTTTCTTTGCATCATCCCAAGATTTTATCATTGCATTGAATACGTTGACATTTCTTACTCCTGCCATTTGTTCAGCTATGTAGTTTTTTTGAGCATCTGTTAAAACGTCCCACTTAGCTGCTAACTCGTCTAATGTTTTACTAAAATCTTGATATTCTCCATTTTGATTATATACACTAATTCCGATTGAACTTAGTGCTTTAGCAGCGTTGGAACGCTCTTCGTCTGTAACATTCTCGTCTGCTGTTTTTGAACGAGAGGTACGAGCCATTATGGTTTTCATGGCATTCGATATTTGGCTTCCATCACTTCTTGTAATTTCGGCTACTTTAGCTACAGAAGAAGCAAACTCTTCGAACTCCAAACCAGCCTCAGACGCATATAACCCAGCATTTTGTGTTCCTTCTGCTATAATCCCAATTCCATTAGCAAAGTCAACAGCGATTTCACTACTTATTTTTTCGTAGGAATTTACAATTCTTCTTTCTTGCCCTTCTAATTCTGTAAACTGGTTTACAACCCCTTGAATTTGGTCTGCTGCGATTGTCGCATCAGATTGAGAAGCGTTTGCTAACATGATAGTAGGCTTAGCCTTATTTAAAATACTTTCCGCAGTTTCATTAGCGTTAGCATAAATAGCTGTTGCCTGTAAAACGTTCTGAGCGTTTGTGTGAAGCTCTTTTGCTACACCTATAGCATTGATGCCTAACTTAGTCAATTCACTGTTTGAAGTGCTCATAGTTTGATTTATAGTAGTTAATTGAGAGTTTAACTCTTTGACAAAGCTATATCCAGCTTTCATCTGGTTCCATGCTCTCATTACTACTTCAATACCGGTAACGTATTGTGTTAAGTTTGCAATTTTCTTTCCAATACCGTTTGCCCATTGTTCAGTAGTAGAAAGATATCTTTTTTCGGCACTTTCAAAGTCTACTAATGCATATTTACCATCATTTGCGGCATCTTCAAGTTTTTGCATTTCAATGGTAAAGCTACGAATAGCATTTCCTTCTATTGTTTTAAAGCTACCTTTACCTGTTTTTTCATTAAATGAAAAGTCTTGGAGGTTTGAAAATTCTTTTTCGTAAAACTCTCTAATTGTGTCCGAATTAATTTCGTCTAATGTTTCGACTAAATCACGATTTCTATTACGTTTTGTTCTACCTTGACCTTGCTTAAATTCTGTACGGTACATAGAGGTATTAAGTTGATCCATTAGCCTAATGGCTTCTTTAAGATCGTTTATATCTTTGTAATTGAAAGAAGGATTATCTTCCTTAAGCTTAGCAGTCAGGTTTAAATAGATTTTTTGTTGTTCAGCATAAATCCTTTGAGCATCTAGATATTCCTTAAGTTCATCTCCATTCTTATCTATCATTTTAAATGGAGCTTTAATTTTGCTTGAAAATTCATCTGCTTTTATATATTTATATTTTTCTGCTTTTTTTACTAATTCTTCAAATGTTTTACCTAAATCCTCACTAGATTGAGTTGTAGTTTTAACAAAATCTTTTAAATTTTCTGAACTTAATCCTTTGGCTAAAACATCTTGAATATTTTCAATTCTAATTTTAAGCTTTTGAACACTGCCATCAGCTTCAATAACGTCAGCAGTAAAACTAGCAATTCCTGTATCTGTTATGTTAATCTTTCCAAGATTAATGCCATTTTCTTGTCCTAAACCTTCTTGTATTTTCTTAATTTGTTCCTGCATTTGAGATGCATCAAGCTTAGGTTTAGTAGGGGAATTGCCTTTACTTTCGGCTTTTCGCAGTTCGGCATTTTGTTTTGTTAAATTGTCAATCTCTTTTTGTCTTTGTTTTGCTGTGTCTTGTAATTCTTTTATCTGAGATTTTAAACTGTTTGCCAATTCTTTAGAAGTGATATCTTTAACCGAAGTGAGCCCTAAGTTTTCAAGAGTTGTCTTAAGTTCATTTATTTTATCAATAAAATTTGCAATTACTTTTTCGGTCTGAACAAAGGAATCACTTACCTTAGATACAAATCCACCTAAATCAACATTATTTAAGTTATTTACAGCTTCTTTTGTTTTATCTAGGCTTTTAATCTGTTTGTCAGTCAATGCTTTTGGCTTAGATTTGCTTTCTTCTTTTTCTCCGACTTTAATATTTTTTAAACTTTGAATTAAACTTTGCAATTTCTTTGCATCAAAGGTAATTGAAATAGGATTAATGCCAGATTCAATTGTTCTTTTAACTTTTGTAATTTCTTCTTGAGTAACTTCTAGAGTAGGGGATAATGCCACTTTTCCGGAATTATCGTCGCTTATAAGTCCGATATCATCTTTAATTACATCATATTGTTTTTTGATATTAGAAAATTGCTTTGTTATGCTGTCAATAGGAATCTTAGTATAGGTTTTAAATATTTCTTCTATGCTTCGTGATTTATCTTCAATTTGTGCCAATAAATCTAGAGCAACAACTAGAGAGGCAGTATCCTCTTTATTTAAATTGTTTTTACCACTGCCTTTACTACTCAACTGTCGAACTTGTGAAATAAGTTCCATTTCATTTTTATCTTTTAGATTTTTATATGCACCAGTGATAGTATTAACTAAATCTGCTTTTCCATCAGTTTTTAATTTAATATTAACCGGTTTATTCTTGATATTTTTTTGAATTTTAGATATGAACTTATCTAAATCGTCCGATCTTGGAGTAATTTGAATATCAGCAATCTTATGATTTGAGATTTTATAATAAAATTCTTCTAAATTGGAAGGGATAATTCTAATTTTTACTATTTCTTGCGATTCAAACGGTTCTTTGTCTTTTGAAATAGTTGTTTCTTTTTTTACAAATCCTGTATTTACTTGCTTTTGGATAGCGGGGAAAATCGATTCAAGTTCTGCTTTCCTTTGTTTTAAGGTCTCCAAGCGTTCGTCTAATTCGTCTTGCAACTCTCCTAAACTACCACTAATGGAACTATAAGTATCATTATCTACAAATCTAATTTGTTTGATATCAAAGCTCTTTTTTAACGCTTCTTTCCATTCTTTTTCTGCTGCTTTTATATCAGATGTAGAAATTTTCTTATCTTCTATGTATTTATCAACAATATTCTGGATTTTATCAAAAGTAATCTCCATTTCACCGATGTCGCTTTCTGAATCGGTTAAATCTATACTCAATGTTAAATCATTCGAAAAGGCATTTTTCATACCTTTATCATAAATGTTGCTGATTGCAGCTAGTTTTGCAACATCTTTTTTATGGTCGTCATTAACCTTAGGGATAACATTCCCTACCTTATCTTTTTGCATTACATTTTCAAACAACTCAGCAATATTTGATTTAGCTTTTGTTGTAATTGCGATTCTTTTTTTTAGAGGGTCAATCTTTTTTTGGAAACTATCAATTTCCTTTGATAATTCCTTTATATCAGAAATGTTATCCTTAATGTCTAACAATTTCTCAAAATCAACGTTATTAAGGAACCCATTCTGTAAGCTAGTAAATATACTATATATCAAATCTGAAAATTCTTTTACTTCATTTTTTGCGTCTTGAAATTGTTCTAAGAAAGAATTAGCATCAAAATCTATTTGGAAAGCTGTTTTCCCATCTTTTTTTAATTTATTAAGTATATTCTGTACTTCAATTATATCATCGCCAAGGCAGCGTACTTCTAAATTTAATCCTTTATTTGAAATTTTGCTAAAACTTTTTAGTTGTCCTTCCATTTGTTTCATGGAATCTTTATCATCAAAACGTAAATTAATGACAGCTTCCATTTCTGCAACTCTTTTTGCCATAAAACTTCTCCTTTCATAAGATTTCAAATAAAAAAAGAGCAGGGGAGTTCCTGCTCAAACATAATTATCGAATATTTTTATATGCTTTAAATTAATGCTTTTTAATTCATAAAACTGTATTGTAGTAATTAAACCATTTTGTGTAAAAAAAATAAACATTTCCTCTTCAATTCGTAAGACGGAATTATAAAAGGGAATGTTTTTATATTTATTTTGCTATATCTTATGGGACAAGTCACAAACAAGTAACTAACTGAGTGTAGATATAGAAGTCTACAATTTAATATTTTTAGTTTGTTTTGTACCTATAATATGTAAAAAAAGTTTTTTATATGTAATAAGAAAATAATCCTTCATTTTGTAAAACAAATATAGGATATTGAAAAGAATTGTTAAGTTTTTCTATCTTTTTATGTAACTTTAAATTTCTTTAAACCATTTTTCTAAAACATCAACAAGACGTGTATTAAATAGATATTTCACTATAAAGAAAATCATAGCAATAAATTCAGCAATAATTGTAGTAGTAAAAAACATCATAACATCAATTAATTTAAAAAATTCTGCCTCAGTAAATATACTAAAGAAACCATGAACACTTAAAACAAACAATACGAATATTGAGAAAAAGACTAATTCCCATTTTAGAAAACTAAATATTATGTCTTTTGTTTCACTTCTAGGTTTAAATAAGTCTGTCTCTTGTTTTACCACATTGTCAATCAGTTGTTTTCTAATAAATAATTTCTTAACATCCAAATCTTCATTAGTAAAGACAAAATCGTCATCAGTTGTCTCTAGTTGTTGTTCTAATTCATCGAAATTATCCATAATGACTATTGAATGATTTTTAAATTTAATTCCTTAAATCTTATTTCTACCGATTTAACAGGAACTTCAAAATAAGTAGATAATTTCAAAATTAAATCATAATTTTTGAAGTTTTTTGAAAATTCACGATATTTTTTTAGAAAAGCATCTTTAGGCATTAGTAAACAAGCGGCAAAATAACTAGCTCTGTTTTCTTTTATGATTTCTTCTTTTTCGACAGGGGGAGTTGACTTAAATGAGGCATTTAAAAATTTGTTATTACTCTCAAGAGAAAAATCATTAAATTCAAACAAATAATGTCCAAGCTCATGAGCAATAATAAATCTCTTTTTAAACATATTTTCTTTTTTATTTAATTTAATTATTTTTTTATTCTTGAATTTATCTATATTTTCATCATTAATAGATATAAACCCTTCTACATTTTCTTCTCTGAACTGACTGCTATAAATTGAAAATCCCATTGCCCTAGCTATTTTTACAACATCAACATAGTCAGCATCTCCAATATAATAATTTAAAATCATATTAACAATCTCATCTATTTGATCTCTGTTTTTTTCAACAGTATATTCAGTAATTACATTAAAATCGCTTTTCACAAGTTCCACAATTGGACACACCCAAATCACCTCTTCATCACCTCAAGACAAGAATATCATACATGTCTTGGTATATTTTTGTCTATTTTGTAAAATGCATAACTTTTGTCCCTATAAAAGCTATACCGTTACAGAAAATAGGCTGAATATATCCACATCCAACCCTTTGTAAATATATTCTTTTTAGAACTTTGTCATTTCTGACGCTTATATTATACAGGAATTTCTAAAATCTGTCAATAATATGTCTATTTATGTCGATTTCTCACCCTCAATATGTTTATAAATGGGAGAAAATTCAATTTTGCTATTGTAAATCATTGTGGTTAATGTTATAATACATACGATTTAAATCATAAAGTTCGTATTTTTCATTAAGTTGTTACGTGCGAAACTTGGAAAGAAACTTTTGCTTTCTTTGGTTAAATTCAAAGCGAGCTATGTAGACGTACATAAAGTTTCTTTTTTTATTTGTCGAATTTTATAAATTAAACTAGGTTTTTATTAGAAATATGGTAGAATTATTCAAAATAAGGAAAGGTGGACTTTATGAAAGATTTTAATGAATTTAAACAAATACTGCAAGACAATAATGCTCAAAGTTTGGCATTAGACAATATAACCAAATTGTTAAAAGAATCGAAATTAGAAAAAATGGATCTCACTGCTGCTTGTAAACTTAGTGCAGCGGCTTCTTATTTAACTTTCTTGGATGTATTGGAATTTTATCACTGGTGGTTAAATTCTTAAAATTCTTATCAATTCTTTTTTTGACATTGTTGTTGCATTTTAGGTTTTAATAAATCTGTCTTAATTCATGCTAGATAAATATCTAGTTTTTTAATTTTACAAATAGTTCTTAAAATTCTTTTAAACTGCTTATGCAGAAATATTATCCATTCTGCAATACCAAATAATTGAAAACTATTTCTAACATTTTTATAATTACAAGAAAATTTTACCAATACACTTTTCTATTTTTAATGTTTACAGCAATAAGGAAAGATATGTTTCCGATATAGTACACATTCACTTGTTTTCAAATTATAAAAATGTTAAAGTAAAAAAAATAGAAGGAGGGTGTAATATGATATTAACAATTCATACTAGAGGGGGAAACAAAGAAACATTTAAAAATGAATTTTCCATTAATGGAAGAGTGCTAAAAGATGAAGAATCATGTATTGAATATCTTACAGATATTATTTCTAATCAATCAAGCCAATCTTTGAAGATCAGAAAATACAATACGAGCTCATCAAAAAGTTCAAATGAGATATATGTATTTCCTGTTTCTTCATTAGATTACTTCACATTTGAATAATCTATTAAGATTCCGAACTTGGCTCGTTGTTCAATAAGAACTTTACAATTTCCATGATAGTCAAACTATCTGATTTGTGAAAGTTCTTATTTTATTTTTCAATAAATTTCATAATTTTTCATTAGATTATCCATCTGTTTCTACTTATTTATTTTTGATTTCACGGAACTTTCCCACTGACTCCATAATACAGATGTCTCTAAGACGCCAAGCAGGGGAGGCCGCTGAATAAAATTATCATTTATCCAAATTCTATTTTCATCTAAATGATGCGGCCCCCATAATTTGTCATGATTAACTGGTTTTGTTCCTCTTGCCGGCAAACCAATAATACCTTGATTTAATTGCAAATCAAGTACGTATAAGCTACTATCCATATCTGTTTCATGATATTTACTCCATTGAGATGCACTTCCATAAAATAATAAACTTGGGTCTATATATGAAAGAACAGATACTTGAGCTCTATTTTCGCTATATACACGAATAATAGGTTTATGTATCGTTGCAGCTATCATACTTTCTCCATTATATTCTCTAAACCAATTTCTAACTATCTGATCTCTAATTTCCTCAGAAGCTTGTTTTCCTGCTTGTGCATATAATTCAGCAGTTTGTTTCAAAGTGTTTCTTTTGAACTCATTTATTGTATTTTTATCAAACATATTTTAACCATTATTCGTACTTTTAATATGAACTAAATTTTGCAATAATAGGCAATCCTGACCGATTGCTTCTATAATCTTAGAAATCAAATCTAATTCCTGTAACTTATCGTAATTTTCATAAGTTAATTCAAAATCTTGGATATCAGTATAATACTTTACTATCAGCAAATTAAAGAAAACATATCCAACTAAACCAGAATAACTAGAGAAATCTTTGATGTGTTCCGAAGTTAAATCTTCTAATTCTTCAATTAATTTCATCTTTTCTTCTATTTTGATGTATTTTTTTATTTTACAATTTCTAGACAATTCAGCTTTAGGCATTTTCATCGTTGAAACAAATTCATTTATTTCCATATTATTCACCACGTTTTAAATCAAGAGGATTTAAAGTTGACAAATCTGGCATTTTTACAGCTAACATCTCAATACCTTTTGATAAGTATTTAGCAATTTTATTTGGATCGCCCTTATCTAGCATTGTATTGACATGTTGCATTGTTTCGTCAAAAACTCCTAAAACCTTTTGAGATAACATATAAGTTATTTGAGAAAGATTAGAATTTTTTTGCTCAAATTCACGTATTTTATTGTAAACAACGACTTCTACACTAAGCAATGAATTTTCTTCAATATTTACAATATAATTATAGAGATTTGTTGTTTGCATTAAGTCAAATACTTCATATATATTATCACTTAAATCAATATTCGTATAATAAGCAACTAAAGCGTAGCAAAGTGCAATTTCCTTCAAATTATAATCAATAAATTTATATCCAACCTCTGATTCTTTTGTTGCTAACTCAATAATAGTATCAGCTATTTCTAGCTTTGCACTAATTGGTATATATTTTTTAATATTAATCATAGTTAGAATTTCATTTAATTCTTTCCCTTTTAATTCTTCCATTTTTACTGTATTTTCGTTCTTCATTGTAATTCTCCTTTTTTCTTTTAATGAATGGGCTAGATTGATTTATTAAGAATCTATCACTATTTGTTGTAAGTGAACCAATAATCAAACAAACATCCCATGGACTGTTTGTTTATAACTATAAGAATAATTCAACAAGACTGGGAGACTAGGGGGTATTTATGGATAAATCCATCTTCCATTTATCTCTTATTTGCTTTTTTTATTTTTTGATAATCTTCATATTCAATCCATCCTCCGTATTTGATTACTTTGGTTAACCATTTATAGTTAACATTTGGATATTTAAACCAAAATAGTTTACGTTTTAATTTAGCAACATTGTCAGGCATTCCTTTAATATCTATAACTTCTTCACAACCATTAGAATAGACTAAATAAAAATCAGCTATATATTTTATAGCTTGAACTGTTTTGCCGTTTCTTTTAAATTTTTCTTGTAGTATGTATTCTTTTTGAAGTTCAAAGCTAATAATTTCACCGGATTCGTATTTTGGTTCAACGACTTCAATATAGAATTGCATTTCCATTTTAGAATCAAATACAATGCCTTTGTAACTTCTTTCTATTTTATTAGAAGATACATTATATTTGCTTCTCATTGTTCAAATTCTCTTTGTGTTTGAGCCACTTTTCATATACAGGATTGCTTTCATCACGACTAACTACATATACCATAATATCTTCATCTGTTTTAAAGTCCTTACTTGGATAAAAATCCAATATTTCTATCCCATGATTCATATAATAAGCCATTTGTTTCATATTTAACAATCTAATTACTTTACTAGGCTCGTAGTACCGTCTAGTTGTATCACTGTAAATCATTTCTTTCATATCGCACTCCTATGAAAATAAATCGGGCACAGATTCGATAACCTTTGCTCTAACTTCATCAAATAACTTTTTAAAATCAATGACTGGTTTTTTGTAGTCCTGAACAATATTCCATGTTTCTTCTTCAACTAAAACATGATAGCAAGTATTTAATAATCTAGGGATTAAAATCTTTTTTTCGACATTACCATTTTCGATAATTTTATGATATTCTTTGTCAACAACAGATTTTGTGATGTATTTATTCACAATTCTTTTCTCAATTGGGGTATCTAGATTTTTGTAAATATTTTTTCGACTTTTATCGGCTCTAGTGCTCGCAAATTCTTCACTAATTACTTTTGCCCAAACAGTGCGCCCGTATTTGTTAACAAAATCTGGTCTATGAATTACAATTCCTTCTCCGGTGCCAAATCCGTCTTTAATTAAATATGTATTTTTAGTCAATAAAGCTTCTATATCGTTCTGTGAGGGATTTTCTATTTTAGCTAATAACGGAATATAGTCTATTTCAAACTCTTCTAACAGAGGCGTATAATCTTCGTATCTTAAATATTCAAACTTTGTTCCATCATCTTCTACAACATCAAACACATAAAATTTATCCCATGCGTTGTCTTTATATGTTTTTAAAGAATGAGGTTTTAAAAACTCACCATATAATCGGTGAGTAGGGTGCTTTTCTAAATATGATTTAATCCTTTTGTCTTTTGTGAAATGCCTCCAAAAGCCTTGATTATCTTGATGTTCTGATAATTCTTTTCTACGTGAACCAGCTTTCACTTCTCCGTTATCTAGGTATAAACAACCATTTGTGCCATCAATTTTTGGCATGATATAACAAGTCCCGTCTAAAATTCCTTCAACATCTTCTGTACCTAATCTACAGATGTGTTGATATGATTTGTATTCCATTTTTCTCAATCTCCTTTTTTATTCAATTAATATTTTCAAATCTCTTTTTCTCTAACAAAAAAAGGCTACAAAACTCTTAGATAGTGAGTAAAGTAGCCTAATATGTTAATCACTATCTATTCTTTTTAGAATATGTTTTAGCTTTATACTGAGGCTGCTTCGGTTGAACTTTCCCAAGTTCAGAATTAGAAGATCCAACTTCCTTTGTTCGTTGATTTTCAATTTCAGCTAACAAATTTTGAGTAGAGTGAGTAAAAGTATTTTTGATACTTAAATCAAACTTCTTTAAAGCTGTATAGGCTTCATCGGCATCAATTTTTTTTGCATAGAAAGAAGCCACTGTATTATAAATATTTTTACAGTTTTCAGAATCAAAACTCATTTTCCACGTTTCTTGTGTCATTCCTTCACGACAATTAGGACAATAAATTTCATATTCTTTACCGCAAAGAACGCAATTTTTTTTGATTTTTCGAGTCATCAATAATCCTCCTTTATAAAGAAAATCAAAAACGAGAAGGATTTCTCGCTTCTCATTTTATTTATAAAAAATTATTTAGTAGAGAAGGGCAAGAAGCCCCTCTCTTGTATTTTGTTTAATCTTCATCGTCTTCTGCGAAATACATTTCGTATAATACTTTATCTCCACCACAGAAATCGGCTTGCAATACCCCATTAAAAGGAATGCCGGAATCTGTATTGATTGTAAAATCAACATCTGGGGAAACCTGAAATGAAGGAAATACAATATATGCAGAACGCACTGTATCAGCATTACATGGATCTACAGCTAGAACTTTTAATGTAAGTCTAATTGTTCCTGGGAATTGGTCGGCTCTATTAACGACCTTAACACCGTTTTGCATTAAGCGTTTATATCTTACTACAAATTGATTTACTTCTGGAGCTGGGGTTGTTGGTAATGTTATCGTATCTCCTGCAACTGAGAATGCAGTTGAACTAGCTGCTGTGTCTTTTGAATAATCCGCAACTTTAGTTCCGTTGCCTGCGATACCGACAACACTAACTGAACCTTCAACTAAATTTGATAATGCTATTGTTTTTTCATTAGATTTTAAAATTTTAATACTAACTGTTTCAATTGGGTTTTCTGCTGTAGCAACTAACTTTGGAGACCCAGAAGAAGCCGCCATAATATTGAAATCTAAATAAGCATTAGTAGCAGAGAATTCACCGCTTTTAGATGTTGGGAAACGTTTAATTAAAGTCCCGGTAGCATCTAAAGCATCTTTAGAATCACTTTTGATTGAAACAGATGCGTCTTTTAACTGAGTTAATGTGTATAAGATATTATTGCTAAAATCCTCAGCAATACCCATTTGAATTCTATCAATGATGATACCATCAATTGTAAAAGCCATATTTTTTACCTCCTATTTTTTTGCATTTAAAAAGACAAGATTTATGTAATATACATATCTCTTGCCCAATTCAATTCTTTATCTAAATCTATGGACTTTGTATCAATCATTCCCATATACATTCCTGTCATTAATGACGTAGCACTTTCATATATATGCAATCTTTTAATACAATCCATAAATTCGATTAAACCAATTTCCTTTAACTCTTCACGCTTATATTTAAATCCCGGATGATTTAAAGCAGCTGATATTAAAGGGAAAAGACGAGATGTTTTCCATCTTTGGTTTCTTCTTTTTCTTTTGTCTATTTTAATATTTTCTTCATCTTCCCAAATCAAACTTTTTTTTGTTACTTTGTTTTTAGCAAATTCATTTTTGGGATGGATATCAAGAACAGCTCGTATATAGTCAATTAATTTTTTATATCCACATTCATCAATTTGTATATCTGCATTATTTAAATAAACTAACACTACGTGCGTTTCATTGTCGTCTTCGCTATTCAATGTTACAGGATAAAGTTTGCTTAAATCAAAGTCTTTAAGAATAATTTGTGTTTTTGCTTTTGATAGCAGAGGAATTAGAATTTTGTAAAACAACTCAAAATCAGTTAGATCATTCCAGTCAATGCCATTATTCCACAGCATCAATCTAAGGCTTGTTGTGTTAGCGCACAGTAAATAGGCCATATCCCAAAATTGCTGTTCGCCATAGTCAATAATTTCTCCGATGGTAGGAATTCTTACAGAAATACCGTCAATAGGAGAATAGTCATATCTATAATACATTTTCAATATATCAAATGATTGATTCATCAAAATTTATTCCTCACTTGATTTATTGTATTGTTTGGATTTTGAATGTTATAAACTAATTCTCTGTAATAATATCCTGATGTTGTTACATTTCCTCTGTCAGATTCTTTTCTTATTGTCATGCCCAATTCATTAGACCAATCTAGTTGCTCTTTAATAATCAATGCCAATAAATCGTGTCGAGAAATACTATAATCTGTTTCAATATCATCCTGATATGAAACTGTTCTAAATGTCAGTTTAGTTCCTATAACTTCGCCACCATATCCTATTTCATCAACATCAAAGCATACATAGTTTTTAACTGTATCCTTTAACTCAGGTAGCCTTAAATAATCAAAAATATGAATATTTCTGTACGCATCACCGTTAGATACTGGAATAGAACCATGAAGGGCAGATAATAAATCTTCATTGTGTGTAAGTAACTGCATAATCTTATACTTATATCTAAAAACACTATCCATACTGATACATTGATTATTCCCTTGAGTTATATCTTTTCCCATACTCCGATTCAAAACATCTTGTAACTCAAAAGATAAAATTGGTTCTTTTTCTTTTGGATCAAAAATTACCATTATAACTTTACCTCCATTTCAATAGTATCGCTATTACTGTTATTAAACACTTTAATTGATACAATATATCCAACCATATTTTTATTTGTACATGCTATATCAATAGAAGTAGGGGATATGCTTATATCAAAATAATCTGTTAAATCTTCTATCTGATATTCAACATTATCAATATATATATGGAAATCACAAACTTCTTCTGTATCTATATTTTTAGTTGCATTAACCGTAACAGCTGTCCCATTAACATATACATATTTGTCGCTAGATTCAAGTTTCCATACTAATTCTTCACTTTCATCAGTTTCAATAGGTGGTAAGCCCTTTGATGTGATACAATCGCAAATATTGTGATAGTTATCACCAAACCCGGTAGGCAAATTTGGAATAGGTAAATCGAATACAAAATCCCAATCTTTTAAATCGTTTATTTTACCACTAAAATCAGTATGGGGATTGAATAACCTTTCTTTTAGGTATATCTGTGTTGTACCAAGAGGAGAGGTGTCTTTAATCTTGACAGCCTCATATACTTGGGGGTTGTTGATATTATCACTGATAATAAATCGATGACCTAATTTAATAGTATTCACAATTTGATTTGATGGTAAAATAACAGACATTTCGTCATTTATTGTTGTTCCGCCAACATTAGAATCATTAATTAGATTTTTCATAGAGGAGTCTTTTGCATCTCGAATAACTGCTAAACAATTATGATATTTATTATGAGTAACCCATTCTAAACACCAATTGCATTTATAAGCATTGTATCTATCAAAAGCAACCCTGTCATCTTTATTTACAATTAACCATTTCTCGTATATATTTTTTTGATAATCATATACATCAATATAAAAGCCAAATCTTTCACGTTTATCCTGTTTATAATATAAATTCATATATTCAAACTCTGGATTAACATTTGGTCTGAAATGAACATAATATTCAATCTCTTCTTGATCCGCTCTATGTGTTAGATGCTTTTCAAAAGAGAATTCTATATCATCAATATAATTCATGTCCCAATCATAAATTTTGCCTTTTTGATAATTTCTATCGTTAGTGAATGTTTTATTCTTGATATAGTCTGACTCGTCAATCAATCTGCCCCCCAGAGCACCGTTGCGCTCTAAAATTAAATTCATTCTTTTATTAAATAAATTCAACATTGCTGTTCAACTTTTTCATTATTGATTCTATCAATTAGTTCATGCATATCAAAAATCAATTTTCTATAAATTTTAAAGTTAAATTCTTGTTGTAAAAATTCAATTTTGGCAGATTCAACTAAATTCATAATTTCTAAAATTTGAGTAGGGTACAAAAGCAATTCATTTAACCCATTTAATCTTAATTGGACTTTATCAATATAGTCTAATAAAAGATTCGGTGCTTCTTCAGCATAGACTAAAAGCCAATGCACTAAACTATGTAGCCTTTTCTTATAATCGTTCAATTGATTTTTTGGCACATAACCATATTTATAATTCATTTTACTAATCCTTTAAGTAGGGATTGTTATTTAATCCCCAACCTCTAAATAATTTTCTTGCTCTTAAACGAACATCCTCTTGAGCTTTCATCATCATATCTAAATGATTTTTTTGAGATTCCCATTTTTCATCTTTAGATGTAACAAATAGCAACGTATGTTCTAAAGAATTGATTTTTGATTCATACCAAGCTACTACCATATACATAGAGACTAACACAATTTCATTTCTGTCTAAATTTGATACAAATTCTTCAATTTCATCGTCTTTTTCAAAGGAATTTTTAATTTTCAATCCTTCCAATTCTATGTAAGCAAGAGCATCATCAAGCCAACCCAATAGTATTTTTGATTGATCTTTCTTAGTAAACTTAGGTAAATCCTTATCTTCAATTCTTCTCGAAAAGGCTTTATAAATAGTTTTGTAAGGCGTACCCATTTTCAATTACAATTATTGTAGTAAACAACGCAGGTCTTTACCACAAATTTCATCAATTGCTTTTATTTTTTGTAATGAATCAAATTCATCATTATGAATTCTAGTTGCTACTTCTTCTACTAAAGCCTCTGCATATCCTTTAGGTAGTTCTTCTAACATATTTCTAAACTCTGTATTTGATAAAGATAGTAATTTATCAATATCTGCTGATTTAGCTGTCTCATACATCTTTTTAATGTCTTTCCAGCGTGGCTGTTCTAAGAATTCCTCATCTTCAATAACAAATAAAGGCTCGTATAAATACTTTGATTTTTTGGCTTTTAAAGAGTTTAAATCTCTGACTTCAACTTCACAGGTGTCGTCTCTATTTGCAAATACGTATCTGCTTTCAGATTTAGCCCCAATATGAATAAGTTTACCACCAGTAATTGAACGACACATAATCATATCATCTTCTTTATAAACTCTTGGTTGTTTAATTTCTTCTACAGAAATCACTTTTTGCTCTTTTCCCTTTTCTAGTTTTACTGTTTCATCATTGCCCACATCTGCGGATTTAGATTTAGCAGCTTCTTTTGTAGTTGGTTTTGTTGTCATTTTGTTTATCTCTCCTTTTAATCATCATTTAAAAGAAAAGGGGAGCATATTAGCTCCTCTCATCTCTATTATTCAGCAATTTTAATTTGACCGAACTTTCTGTTAATTACAGTTGCAACACCCATTTTTTGTTGGTATTCAGCTTCCATTGTCATGTCTCTGTTTTTATTAGAATCTGTATTTTCGAAGAATTGGGCTGAACCTTCATTAACAACTTTAATAAACTTATTATCCGTTAAAGGCATTACTAACAATTTATTATTATCTACTAGTTTCTTAGTAGTGTCATTTAGTCCGAATGCTTGTGGAATTTCATATAAGCCATAGCCTTCCCATACGCCTAATCGCCCTGTTGTGTGTCTTTCATTTTTCATGTCATTTGAAATCCAATTAACATCTTGAATAGAACTTAATTTAGCTAACGCTGCCTTTGTACCCATAAATACAACTTCACAACCATTTGCTAAACCAACATCATCTGCTAGTTCGATAATTTCATCTTTATTTGCCGAAACTAATTGTAATGTTTTTGTAAATTGAGAAGTAGGCAACACTTTATCGCCAGCAGACATAATTGCTTCGTGCAACATACCATTCATTTTGTAGTCAAAAGCTTGATAGATCTTTTGAACAAATGTTGCCCAATCAATCTTGCCAGACATAAAATGCTCAAATTCTGCGTATATCTTCACTCCATAATGTGAAATTTTAACTGAGAAAGTTTGGCCTTCCCCTAAACGTTGTCTGATAAGATTATGATGTCCGCCAGAAATTTCGCTTACCGTTAAAATAACTTCATCTTTTACATAAAATTCATTAGTATCTCCGGCATCTAAATTTTTATATTCTACAAATTTATCAAAGAAATCAGTATTAATCCATCCAGTTTCTAATAAATTTGGAACAATTTCCTCAATGATTTCATAAATATCTATTTTATGTCTACGAATAGCTTTACGTAATTCCTTCTTACTAGTATCTTCGCTGATGCCTAAAACTTCATTGAATACTTCTCTGATTCCATCATTTGCTTCATCAGCAGAATAATTTGATTTAATTTGGTTAGTTGCTGTATCTACTGTTAGTCTAACAAATTCATTTAAATCACGTTGAGCAAAAACTTCTCTTGTACTAGGGTTTGAAAAACTCATTCTTTTAGTCATTATTTTTATCCTCCTTTCTATTAAGCTACCTTTTTAACCAATTTACCGTTTGTATTAGCTGTAACAATATCTCCGACTTCTGGAACGGCAGCGAATCCTTCTGCTGATAGCTCAAAAATATCATTGATGTCTAATTCATAAGAACGTACAATATCACCTTCGACATTGTAGAAATTACTTTCATGTTGCATTTGAGTTGTATATTCGTGGTATATTGTAGGTACTTGTAAAATCAATAAGGCACCTGCTGGTACTTTTACTTCAACGTAGAAGTTACCATTAGATGCCTTATCAAGTACAATTGCCTCAAAATCTGTAGGAGTTGCCCCTTGTTTATAAACATCAGGTCGCACGTACTCTCCTTTAGAAATTATTGTGCCGTTGTCCATATCTGAAGATAAAAGGATATTGTGAATATGTTCACCATATGTAGCCTTTAACTTAGAACTTCCGCAAACAGCATGTTTAGTCTCAAAATTTAAAAATGAAACAGCCATTATATAAGCCTCCTTTATTTATCTTTTAATATTGTTCCATAAGGATTCTTTTTATGTTCCTTACTTGGTAATCCAAATTGTTTTCTTGTTATTTTATTAGACTCTTTTGTATCAAATTGCCCAATTTCTCTAACACATTTAGCAAAGGCAATTTCTGCTTTATCCTTTAATTCGGCAACAGAATATTGAGATTTATTTGTAATTAATTCTTTGAATTCCTTTGTTTCTAAATATGTTTGATAATGTTCTTCTGCAAATACTTTATCTTTTTCAGCATTTAAAGCTTCTGCTTCATAAGAATTAACTTTTTCTTGTAAAACAGTATAATTAGAGCGCATTGTTTCTAACTCGACTTTTTCTGATTCCGTTAAGAATTCTCGATACAATTTATATCTTTCTCCATCTAAAGAGATATTGTCCCCGTCTTTAATATATTTGCACCCATAGATAGAACCGTTTCGGCATCCTTCAAAGACAAATCTGTCATCATAAACAACAGAAATCCAATACCAATCGTTGTCTAATTCTTCAAACTGTTCAATTAAAGCATAAAGTCCGCTTCGAATATCTTCATGACTTAATTCAAATGTGACTGAAACGTCTCCATTTTCTAAAACTTCATATTTTTTAGAATTCGATGTTTTTTTCTTTTTATCATCGTCAATAACTTCTGGTTCATTATCTTTTGCTGTCTCTGTTGGTTCGCTGGTTTCGTCATCTTCAGAAGAAGTATCATCAGGTTCATCATCTGTTACTTCAAACAATTCCGCAAACTTAGCTTCTAGTTCTTCATCTGACAATCCTTCAATTTCAAATGAAATATCTTCCTGTGTTTTGCCATATTTATTTAATAACTCTTCAAGTTTATTCATATCATGACCTCCTTCCTTTGAATTTTGAATATTGAAACTTAGTAGAGTAGAGTTAAGCTTCTCTAAAGTATCAACCAATTTTTCGTTTAGATTTTTTTGTGTAAATAACGAATTATTTTTCACACTAAAATCCTCAATATCAGCTCTTGATCCCAACATTCCTTCTTTGACTTCGGTTTCTGTTCCGTCTGAATAAACGTGAGTTCCCAACAAAGTAACGCCCTCATATCTGTAATCTTGAATTTCCAAATATTTTTCTTTTGCGTTGTAAGAAAATGAATAAATTAAAATCTCACAACTGACTTTTGTACCGCCTTTTCTACGTATGATGGATGCAGTAGGGGTGTAAGATTCAGGGATCATTGCATAAGCACAAATATAAGTTTTATCTTGCTTTTCGTCATATTCTAAAAATGGTTTTTCCTGAGTGAATGCCCCTACCTGTTTTTCAATATAGTTAATTTCTTCTTCACCATTTTCATTTGTGACAATTTCCATATTATGACTATCAAAATCATATTCTCCATTACTTAGTTGATGAATTGCAGCCAAAACTGGACGCATTTTCAAAGATGACATAGCTTTCTTAGCTACTTCCTCTTTAATGAAAGACCTATTTTCGTTCAATAAAGTATGGGAAGTTTTAATCTTTAACCTCATCAAACCATCAGCACTATTTTCTTCAGTTGATTCATATGTAGTAGGAATTTGTACTGCTAAAGAAAACCCCGATTTTTTTGATGAGAACTCATTAAATTGATAGGTTTCACAGAAATTAACCAAATCTGAAATTGTTAACAATTTCTTTGTCATGATGTCCTCCTTTCAATTAAAATAAAAAAATATCTCACAAGAGGAATATGAGATAATTAAAAATACATTTTATTCGTATATACAATTTTTAATTTGCTTTTGTCAAAATGGCTAATTTTATGATTGTTTATAAATGTATAAAATTCCCCATTTTTAGACAATTCTTGAAATCCAAGTTTTTTTAATACTTGTCTACTATTATCATCTTTAGTTAAGATAAAATTGTTTGTATTATCCATTATTCATTTGCCTCCCGTTTATCTCTAGAAGCTTCACCGGAATCAGACATATCATTGCCGGATTCTTCTGATGTAGGTCTTCCGACAACTAACTCATTACCATTAGATGTGCTCGATGTTGCTAGAGGAACAAACAAACTTTGAAGATTCAGAGCTTGATTGAATTTTGCCATAGATATAGTTTCAAGTTCAGAGAAACCATTCAATGTATTTAATAGCATAGCCACAGGGGCACCAAAATTCATATCCTTGATAAGACTATCTTTATATTCTTTTTTTGTATATTTAGTTACTTCTAAAAATTTAACTTTAGCTGGATTTTTCAATTGATAGCTCAGCCATCTGTTTAACCAAGCTTCTGTTTGAGGTAATAATGAACTAATTGCATAGTCTTCATCACTTTTAATTGCAGCACTATATGCTGTTGTACCTTGAGGTGGACATAATGTTTGAACCCCTCCAGATGTAGTTAGTACAGCTTTTGTTGCATTTTCTATTTTGCTAACATCTTGTGCTTGATCATGATTAAATTCAATTGTTTCGATTTCCACAGGACTAACAATTTTCTCCGTATAGTCTGGTGCTTCAAATCTATTAGCATATTCGACCGTAGTGGTTGGGTCAACTGCAAAATCATTGACTTCTTTACTGCCACTGATTAAAGGCATTCGGAAAACTAACAATTTATAAATTTGCATTTCATCTGCGATTGCGGTTATTTCGTTTAAATCCTCAAGATTAATTAGACTATTAAATAAAGCAATGTAAGGTGGGAGAGGGGTTTCCCAGTCATCTATATTAACTTTCAGACACAAGCAGTTTTTGTCTGGCATAGGTTGCCATCTTCCTTTAACTGTATTTTTCTGATACTCTTTATACATAGAAGTAAATGGTTCTCCCCACATTTCAAGTTGCTCTTTTCTACGAGTAAAATATGCCATGTCCATATCAAAAGCCAAATCACCTGTTGGATATATAGCAGTTACTTTACAGTAATCTGGATCTAAGGGTAGAACAAAGAATCCGGTATCATCAGAATATACACATCCATAAAATACGTCTTCTCGCCAACAAACAATATACGCTTTTAATAATTCTAATGGTAAATTCATTTTGTTAATCAATAAAGATGTTTCATAAAATGAATTCAGCAAATCATCTGTTTTCGCTTCTTTTTTATAATTAGTATTTATTGGTATTATCGTTCTTAGATTCAAATCAATCATGTTAGCGTTATAATGAATTATTCTTCGATATACTTGTGAACGATAGTACAAATATCTACTTAAGTTTCTTAAATTCACATAGTTTGAAAGAGGGTTTTTTAAGAATGTTCTAAGCTGTTCTTTGTTAAAGGTGCTAAACACTTTAGTGTTTGAGGAACTCGGATCAAGCATTTGTAAAGCTTCTTTAGAGCGTTCAAAATTTTCTAAGTTTGCTTTGTTTTTAGCGTACCATTCTCTTATTTCTGAAACGCTTGGTGAATTTGGAGTGCCAATCTTTTCTTCATTATTATCTATAATATAACCCTCCTTTCTTAATTGAACTTATATTTTCGTGTTGCTTTCTTATTATTTGAATACAACAAGTCTATTAAACTGCTCGTTGTATTTTTTTTTTGTTTTCTACTTCGTAAACTTTCTTCACGTCTTGTTTGATATAAGGCATATCCTAGCATTGCAGTAACATAGGCTTTATCATCATGAATTCTATTTCTTTTTTCTGGTGCAAGTTCAAAACTGTCTTTAGTTCCAGTTTTTTTAATACGAACCATATTGACTAATTCTTCTTTTAAAGAATCTATGTTCCCGAGTGCCGCTTCATCTTGAATATCCAATCTAACATTTTGAGTATCTATAATATCCGATTTAGTAATTTCATTTTCAATAATTTGATTAATTTCTTCATCTGTTTTACCTTTATTCTTGTGCTTAGATATCAAATCCTTACGAATTTTGGCAACTTTTTTTTCATCTCTGTTTACAATGGTGAGATATCCTTTATTGTCATATGTAGCCGTAAATTTTAAATGATTTTCAGTAATCATTTGTATTAATGCCTCATACATATCAGCTTTATATTGTCCGGGATTTAATAGCTTTACTTTATCTATGGCTTCTGGAAACATTTTGGCTTCGTCTCCAGAATATTTTTTATCAATAAGACCTCTATGCAATTCTCCATTAGAATCAGTCCAATCAAATCTTAAGAAATCAGCAATAGCTAAAGCTTGCCCTCCAGAGCCAGCATCAATATAAACACCTAAAATATTGCTATAGTGTTCATCTCCCCCTTGATTATAATCCAATATAATTTCACGAAGTGCATTAATTTGATTAGGTATATTCATAGGTTTTTTATCTTTTTTTAAATAATCAAACAAAGTAATGCAATTGACAATACGTGCTTCATACCCTTTGTTTTTTTCAAAATAAACTTCCCCAACTAAAACAACAGAATTATCTGTCATACGAGCAGGGTCATAACAAATAAAAAACTTTTTTTCCCCAGTATCATTATAGAGTAGGGGACGTCGCACTTCTTCATTCCTTGCAATCATACTCCTTCTAATAATTGCATCTTTTCCTGCGTCTGAAGTGAATTCACAATAATATTCTCTACGTGCCTTTTCTGGATTAGTTTTTAATGCTGTATCTATTTTATCTTGAGTTAAAGCAGATTTCATTGGTTTTCCTTTTACTGTAGGGTTCATCACTAAGTCGCAATCAATATGTGCTACAAAGTAGTTTGGATCACCAATTATCATTTTTTTTGTAAATTCAACATATAATCTATAAAATTCTGTATCTGTGCTTGAGGCAGATGACACATAAATCAATTGATTCGGTATTTCTTTTGGCAGAGTAGCATAGTGGACATAATCCATATCAGAACCATCGTCGTTAACTCCAGTCTTAAATCCCTTTTCAACAGCACAGAATGCTTCATATACTTTAATTAAGTCTGCTGGTAAAAATCCACACTCATCGAATATAACACAATCTGCTCGAGCTCCACGATTTTTATCTACTGATGAGTTCAAAGTCATAGTAAATGCACCATTAAACAAATTATAGGTAAACCCAGCAGGATTATGGCTAAAACCATCACCGCTAGCAGCATTGATTTCAACTTCATTTTTAAATATTGATCCAGTGCTGTTTAATAAACTTGAAATTCTATCATTTGCTATGTCCTCTAATTTTTTAAAGGTGGTAGCAGATTGTTGACCACTACCCGAAGCAATATAACAATTCCAAGGGTAACTAGAAAGCATCTGTTTCGACATAATAAATAATACAACTAAAAAAGACTTCCCATAGGCACGAGAAGCGACCAATAAAACGTTCTGAGTATTCCACATACTCTGAATAATGTAGGACTGACTGTCAATCAATTGTATATTAAAAAAGTCCCTGATAAATCTAACAGGATTTTCTTGATAATATTTTCTATACTTTGCTATTCTTTTATACCCTTGTACTTTTCTTGAACTTAATGAAAATTCTTTATTAGGAGCATATAAATGTTTAACCCCAAGTATTTCTCTAACAAAATCAGCTCCATACACACATTGTTGGGCAATCCGGTCATCATAAAAATCCACTAACATAATTATACCCCAATATATGTGTCAACTAATTCATCTAAGTTAATCAAATCATAATCACTAATCATATTCTTTTTAATAAGATTTTCTCGTAAATCTAAATTTTCTATCAATAATATGCGGAGAGCTTCTTTATATGATTCGGCTAATTTATTAGCTTTTAGTAATTTTTCTCGTTGTTCAGCAACAATATCTGCATAATCTGAATCATCAAGTTTTATAGCTCTTACCATAGCTTCTGCACTTATTTCAGCGACTTGTGTCATCCCTTTGCATGTTCCAATGTCAAATCCGTTTATATCTTTGTCTCGAATGTTAAGGTCTTTGAGTTTCTTAAGTTTCCCTGTCCAAGTGTTTTCACCTTTCTTTGCATTCCTGCTGTTCTTTAATGAAATACAGCTTTCAGCAGCTAATTTTATTACCATTTCTTGAAGCTTCTGTTTGCTCTCGTTCAAAGACTTAATTGCCGAAGCATTAGCAGCAATAGCTTTTGCGTCTATCATATAAACGGAAATTGCGGCATCTATCTTTTGAATTTGCAAAAAGTTTCGAACAATAGATACTATAGAATTTGTTCTCATCATATCATCATTATTGCTTTCATCACCCCTATCTAACATTCCTAACAGTTGCGAATATAAAAATGGTTGATCATCAACTGGTTCAGCTAAAAATGGATCGTAGCCGATAAGTCTTTTGACATCTTCTTTATCTGTGATATATTGATCGTAAACACTTTTATCTATTTTTTTTAAATAATTATCATCTTTTTCATCCTCATAAATAATAGGGGCTACATTTGTAAACATATCTGAATTTTCAAATGTCATTTGATTATAATTTTTTAAAGAAACATTTTTCATATAGCAGAAGAACACATCTCTATATCTGCCGGTTCTGCTTGATTCAGACTCTTGGATGCTAGAATTATAGATAGTTTCTAAGAATGGTTTATCTAGATAGCGCAAAGCTTTTATTAGAGATTCTCTTGTTACAGAATGCTCTTTCCCATTATCATCAACCCGTCTGGCTATATTTGTTGCACATTGTTTACAAATGGGAGTTGTTCCAGACTTTCTTAATGGATCAGTGCTCATATAAAACATATCTTTTGGTTTATGCTTATCACAGAGAGAACAATGTGCACCATCTTCAATTTCATCAAGACGTTTTGTCAACATTTCATTGTGTTTTTTTAATTGTGCCATTGTAGTCGTTGGTTTTTTTGTACTAGTTCTTGCCATAAATAAATACCACCTTTACGATTTAAGACAGTAAAGTATTGTCATTCTCATCAATTTTATATGTTTCATTCTCATCATCAATTAAATTGTCTACTTGTTTTGAAATATCAAAAATAACATTTGATTGTTGTTTTGCAAGATTTTTATAAATATTTGATAAATTAGTAGCAAATCCTTTAAGTAAATACATAGATTTTTCAATTTCATATTCATTTAAATTCAAATTATTTTTAAATACTTTTTCAGCTTCTGAGATATAATTGTCTATAATTTCTAACACCTCATTTAACAACAAAGCATCTTCTGCACATGTGACTAGTTTCATATAATTCACCAAACCTTATTGGTTTAAAGAGCATTCATCATGTTTACAATCAAATGCGATACATAATTTACAAATGTTAATAGAGTCGAGAATTTCATCCATTGAATCATAGAAAAGATCTAAAAACTCGCTCAAAGTATCTCGTATAGTAAGCTTTTTTGTATAACTCAAATCCTCATCATATGTATTATTCATTAAAATACCGCAAGTACCTTCTACTAACTTACATAATTCCCTAGTTGTATCTAATTTAGCTTTTTCATAAATATCTTGTGCTAATTGTTTGTCCATTTTAGTTTCTCCTTTATTTTTTATTAGTCTTTGGATGAACGGCATGTAATACAGATTCTAATCCATTTTCGTTTAAAAATATTTTTAACGGAAAAGAGTAGTAATAAAAATACTTATTTATATCTAACTTACCTTTCTTTTATAATTTAACCTAGTTTAATTCAACATTATAAATACACTCAACACCATTGCTATTACAAACTAACAATGTTTGAGATGAATTTCCTGTTAATCTTTTTTCAATCGTATAATCATCACCAGAACCAGCCAAACTTCCACTTTGAATAACTTTAACTCCATTAAACTCCATCATAGCAGGAGAGTGGTTATGTCCTCTTAATATTGCATGTGGGAAACAGCCCACCATCATACAAATATTAGATACACTTTGTTTAGTCATACTATCATAGTCACCATGTACAGCTAAATAAAATTTATTGCATACACTTAAATCTGCAATACCATTATCTATATTTCTATGACTCATGTAATGAAAATTTTCAATATGATTTAAAGACAAGGCAACAGCCCAACCAATAACATCATCAAGTCTTTCATTGTGTAAAGCATCATCTTTTCTGTCAATTCTTGAATGATTTCCACTTACATTCGTAAATTGTACACATTGGAATATTTTAGTTAATTCATAGCAAAATGACGAAATATATTCTGTAGTCAATTTAATTTGCTCAATAACATTTTCTTTATTTGTAATAGCAATACTTTTGTGAATTGATCCTGACAGTAAATCGCCGAGTCCAACTACATGAACTTTCCAAACATTATGTAATTCTGCAACTTCTTTAATTTTATCTAAATATTTGTTTAATCTTTCTTTTGCTATGTCAGAGTTATATTTACCAAATATAGAATCAAATGTTTGTCCTATATGCAAATCAGAAAGACAAACAATCATTTCTTTTCCAGTTGCTGAAACAAGTGGGGGAATGTGAACTTCAAAATTCACTTTACCTAATTCTTTTAATTCTTCTTCAAGTAAAGAAAGAGTTTCAAATGCTCTAGCATCTGCATAGTTTTGCCTTTGCCAAGCATTTCGCTGGTCACGATACTGTATTCTAGCTCTCTCTAACTCTCTTTTCTTTTCATCTAATTTAGCCAAATATTCATCATCAAAATCATTTGCTTGTTTTTCGTCAAAGTATTGTTTAACAAAATAAGAACCGAAAATGCCTGTACAATTTTTACGTAAATGGTCATGATTAATAGGGAGATTATATCTATCTACAATATCTTGCCATTCATCATCACTTTCTCTGTTCATTTTCGCAAAGCAATCATTTATAATTTTTTCATATGTTTCTTTGTCAATATTCTTTTTTTTTAATGTTTGCTCAATATTATCCAAAAATAGTCACATCCTTAATGCTTTCTAAGCGTATTTAAAGCGTTCATATTTTTTCTTAATTCGGTCATATAATAATGTCTCTTTTTGCTTTGTGTTCCATAAATATCTTTTCCAAAAATTAGTCCATAATTATTTTCTAGTTCGAATCTTTCTTTCTTTGTAATTTTAATCAAATTTTATCCCTCTTTCTCATATATGTTTTTGGTAGCAGCAACAAGAATTGAACTTGTATTATACGATTATTAGTCGCAAGTTTTACCATTAAACTATGCCACTATAATAGAAAAGACCTATGTTTCCATAAGTCTTCTTCCGCACCGAGTGCCATTTAATTGTAATTGTAATTTAAGAATCTCTTTCTACTCTAGGCAGATAAGCTAAATTTGTGCCAATAAAGATAATTAAGAATTTATCTCCATGTTAAAAAATAGAAATATTGTCCATTATATAATGCTAACATTTATGGTGGATGTTCTTAGACTCGCACTAAGGGTGTTTCTTACGTCACAGCTTTACAGGCTGCTGCCATCGCTACTAGGCTAAACATCCATATTTTTTGGCGCACAACTGAGGTGTCGATCCCCAAACGTATCTCTACGTTCCCACTGTTTTCAAGACAGGTGCTAAGGCCGCTTAGCGTAGTTGTGCATGGCGTGAATGCTAAAAGTCGAACCGAACATATATGGTGAACAATCATGTTAGTTAAAAACAATAGATTTTCATCTATACATCACTTAGCAGGTGAGTCCTAAGACCTCTTAGGTTTAATGTGCAAGATATATAAGAGGTTTTCGCATTTTTTTACTCCATAAGTCTGTAATCCTTCGTTCCCGGCTACTCCTTTACAACTCATTATTTCAACATTATGGCTTGTTTAGAGATTAGCTTTTCTCAAATCTTCTCTTATATTTTTGATATGCCTAGAAAAGTAAGTATACAATGCATTTTTGTTATACCATACCAAACACACAAACGTATATATATAAGTTCTATACACAATATATAACTAGCCCCAACACGCTGTTATATCACATCTTCAGTCTGCTGATCAAACAGAATTTACAGTCAATCACACACATATAAAGTTGCACAATATATTTTATGATTTCTGCAATAGATGCTTACCAATAGGTCTTACGTATCTACTCAAAAAGTTTTCCATAATATTTTCTATAATTAGATGTAAGTGTTTTATTAGTTCCAATTAGTTGTATTCGTTTTATTAGCAAGAACAACATTTACATGACTGTAGATATTTTTATGAAAACATTAGTGTTATTTAATTATTGGTTGCTAACGCCTTGGAGTTGAACCAAGTTTTCAAGGGGTATGAACCCTCGCAAGATACCGACCTTCCGCCAGCTATATTGGTGGACTCTGTAGGATTCGAACCTACAATCTTTCGGTTATGAGCCGACAGCTTTAACCAACTAAGCTAAGAGTCCGAAAGATAACAAAATTTGGTGTGGGTAGTAGGATTCGAACCTACACGCCGAAGGCGCCTGATTCTAAGTCAAGTGTGTCTGCCAGTTTCACCATACCCACAATTTTCATAAGATGGGGGAGAAGAGAGGCCTCGAACCTCTGAAACAGAAAGAAGTGATTCACAGCTATCTGTTTTACCACCAAGTTAAATTAGCAGTTGGTTAATGTTAATTTCTTTCTTTTTTTACGATATTGTTTTTCCTTTTGATGTGCCACATATTTTTTTAATAATTTACAATTACCACAATTATTTTTGTTTTTGCAACACCAGCAATAATCTGTATCATCCCAAAACCATTCAGGGGGTTGTGGTTTTGCTTTTCTACGTTTTTTCTCTGCCATATTTATTCTCCTAATTTGAAGTAAATATTTAATGGTTGGGAAGACAGGATTCGAACCTGTGACCATCTAGTCCCAAACCAGATGCACTACCAAACTGTGCTACTTCCCAATAAATGGCGGGCACTACAGGATTTGAACCTGTGACCTATTGATTAACAGTCAACCGCTCTGCCAACTGAGCTAAGCACCCATAAAGAGATGTAAATCATCTCTAAATATTTCCTTTTAATCTACATGTATCTAAAACAGCTTTTAGAATGCTAATAAATTCATCTATAACAGCATAAGTAATACTATCATCAAACGATATTCGAATAGTATGTTTAGCTTCTTCTTCCGTTAAGTCGTAAGATAATAAAACTTTACTAGGCTCATTATTACCACTATTACATGCACTTCCGGAACTCACCATAATTCCCCAATTATCTAACAAACTTATTAATTCTCTGTTTTCTATTTGAGGAACACAAGCACTGATAATATTTGGCATAAAGCTTTCAACTAAAATAGGTTTTCTATATTTCTGGAAATTAACTTTAATACCAATTTCATATAATCTATTAACAAAATAATCACATTTTTTAATAATATCTATACCAAAATATTTATTGCTATTTAAAACTATACCGGCGCATGCAATTGCCAAATAATTGTATGTACCACCTCTACGACCATTGTTTTGGCTACCGCAAATCAAAGGCTTAAGTGGAACACCATTTTTTACATAAAGAAATGCACATCCCACAATTCCACCAATTTTTTGAAAGGCAGCACTCATATAATCAATGTTTAGTTTTTTAACATCAATAAGATATTTCCCAAACATTGCAGTCGCATCCACATGAATATACATTTTCTTTCCATGAATAAATTTTGATATATTTTTGATGTCATAAATATGACCAGTTTCATTATTGGCAATCATTTGACAGTAAAGCCCATTTTCATAATCTTTATTATCAGAGAGCCAATCAAACAATTTTTCCTCATTTTCAAACCTAATTGCTTTACTTTCAGAAATTGATGAATGTTCAAAAGGGGAGCAAAATACTGTATTAAATGCATTCATAGCCAAAGCGTTTGACTCACTAGCACAAGATGTAAAAATAATTTCATCTGGATCAGCATTAATCATATCAGCAATTTTTTGTCTTACGTTTTCAATTTCTGCTAAGTTATTTCTTGCTAATTGGTAAGAAGAGGAGGGATTATAAAATCCCTCTAGTAAGGAAGGAAGTCTATCATTAATTTCTTTAGATATAGGGCTCATCGCCGCATTATCTAAATAACAAGTATTCATCATAAATTAATACCAAACAAAGCCGTTTCAATAGCTTTATATCTATCAGAATTTAACACTTTCAACAAAGCTTTATATGGATCTAAATCACCAGTTAAAGCCATATTTACAACTGCTGGACTAAATCCTGATAACAAAATCACACCTAAATCATTTTGTGTAAGAGGAATTGCATTTGTTCTACCACATGTATTCCAAAAGACTAATCTTGGAAGATTATAGCCATATTCTGCAAATTCATCTTTAATTTCTTCAAACAATGCTTTATTATATCTGGCACCATCATCAAACTCCATATCAGAAATAACCAAGATATTAGGTATTTGTTCTTGAGTATATTTATTTTTGATAGCCACCTTAAGAACTAATTCAAATACTGCTTTAATATTTGTATTAGCCACCTCAGAATATTTGTAACAAATATCTAATTTTTCTTTAAGCGACTTACCTTTAGACAAATCAACTAACTGTGGCCTACTAGAGAATGTAATGTATTTATCTTTATATTCTCCATCACATCTTTCAGCAAAATAGATAGCCAATGAATTAGCAACATCAATAGCCATAACTGAATTATTGCTAATCCCGATATACATATACATGCTTCCAGAACCATCTGCAACAACTAGCGTATTAGATTCTCCGTTCACATAATTAGGAAGGTGTTTCCAAAGTTGTTCGTAGGTTTCGTTATAGTTATCACGTCCATACTTATCTACAATTTCATATGGGAATAAAGTTTTTGAATTAATTTTTGCTTTACCACTCTTTAACAATGCTAAGAATTCAAGTCTTCTATCTGTGTCGTGCGTGATAAAAGCTTGATCATAGATAAGATTTGCTTTTGATGGAACAATAGAGTAATTAATTTTATCCCATTCATTAGCGGACATTTGCTTTTCAACTACGTTTAGATATTCACGCAATCTAGATAGTGTTTTAGCATAAGATTTTCTGTTTAAATGGAATTCTGTCATAAATTTTGAGCAAAAATTCTTTTTTTGTTCATATTTTTTATATAATTCTTCTGAGTTATATTTAATAGCTTTCTTTTTATACTTAGCATAGTATGGAGACGGCAAATATTTAGCCAATAACGAAATAGATTTACCTTTTGAGACATTATCAATATCGTTAATAAATTGTACATAGCAATGTTGTAACATGATTTGCTCTAAAGGTGTATTGATTAATATAAACAAATCATCCCAACGTCCATATTCTGGCACTAAGTCAATTAAACGTTTAGCAATTTCAGTTTCGTTATATGCCAAATATTCAAAAATCACTCTGAAGCTTCTTCTTTCACCTAAGCCTCCCCGCACATCTCTTAAATAAAAGAGCCATTTTAACGCAGTTAGCTTATCCTCATAATATGCTTTAACAAACAATTTACAAATTTGTTCATTTGTAGCGTTTCTCAATGAACTTGTTTTAAAATGTAAATCTAACAATTCTTTGCCAGATGTTCTAAAACCTAGAGCTCCGTTTTCAGTTGTGATTAATTCTTTATTTAATTCTCTTTTTAAATCATTGATCATTTTTAATCCTCCAATTATAAAGAATATAACATAGGACGTGAAGGGAGGGCGGTCAAGGAATCAAACCTTGATTAAGCTATCTCATCCATAAATAGTAGTTATTTGAATTCTTTATAGTTTTTTTGCTGTTAGAGTTTATTTACATAATCTCATAATAAATTTTAGTAGGATAGACACATTACATTTAATGCGTCTATCATTGCTTAGCCTATGAATCATTCCGCCCATATTAGACATCCCATATAGTCGCCAAAAATATACTTTGTTATCAAATTGCTGTGAGGGTTGTCTATTTAAGAAGTCCCATTTTAAACATTTAGCCATTTTCCTATTAGTTTATAAATTTGCTGTTAGGGTCTTCTATTAAAAGAAAAGTAAGGATAATATATGCCTTTATCTATTTCACATACATATTATACCACTTAATAGCATATAAATCAAATAAACAGGGCATTATATCCTATTAAAATTAATTTAATTCTTCTTTGAATTTTCTAGAAAACTTAACTCTTGGTGCTGTTTTTTCAGGAACCTCATATTTTTCTCCAGTTTGAATATTAGTCATAACTCTTGCATCTTGAACTGATGTATAGAATTTTGCAAAGTTTTTGAATGAAATTTCATCACCATTAGTTAAAACGTCCTTAATTGTTTCAATTAAACTATCTGTAACCATAGTTACTGTCTTAACTGAAATTTCTTCTCCTTGTTCAGCCATTTTTGCTGTTACTTCTTTCATTAAATCTTTTTTATCCATTTTCTTTTTTTCTCCTTTTTTTATCTAAAATTTAGTTTTTCACTTCTCTTATCATACTTCGCTTAATTTTGAAATCAAAGTGTCGGAAAATCCGAAACAAATGAAGCATAAAATTCTAAAGGTGGTCACTTTTACCCTTCGTTTTTGAATATTTTTTTCTCAGATGTAAACTACCAATCAACTAAAACGAATGTTTTTTACTCAGATTTAAAACATTTGAGGAAACATTCTTTATTAACATCATATAAAGTTTTTAGCAATAATGGTCTATTTTTCTTTAAGTTGGAAAATATTTTTCCTTCCTGTGCCTTTACATTTGAGGTAATTAAGAATGCTCTATTAATCAACCAAGACATAAGTCCTATATAATTGTTAGAAATATATGTCTTTTTGATTTTTTCTACCATTTCATAAAAATTTTCCATTAAAAGAATAGAATTTTCTTGATTCTTAGCTACCAACCAATAGTGCAATGAATATTCTTCTATTAATGCTTCAACCTTTTTAGATTTTCTTCTTGATAATTCTAAAGGCTGTTGTACAAAAAAATAATCCATAGGTAATGTTTTTAAATTTGATCTAGATCTAGCGAATTCGATAGAGGAAAGATAATTCATAGGACATTGTAGATTTTTATTGATACTCGTACATAATGAAGCCTCTTTGCTCATTTTCTTAGCGTTTTTATCTCTTATTTTGCCAAAAAATAGGGGATATCCATTATTTTCTACGTCTATATCTTTTTTAATGCGCCTTAATTCTTTATTTATATCAATATCAAAAGTGCGCTTGGCATTATCTATAGAACATTGAGCTAAAATCGCTAAAATGCATACATAATCTTGATATTTTTTATCAGTAAAGTTATAACAGTAACTCAAGCACAATTGAGCTAAGTTACTGGACTCTCCAATTGCTCGACTCGCAGCAGCTAGCTTGTTGTCAATCAGAGCGAAATTAAGTAGAGTGTTTTCATATTTATTTGTTTCTTTAGGTATATTGTTGACAATTGTTGGATATCTGATAGAACATATTTTTGCATGATTAACAATTTCGTTATGGTTTGTCACAAAAAATACATCAGAATCAAAATCGCAACCATTTGCACGATCTTGAATATCAGTATGAAGCGTATTAACTGCTAAAATCATTTTTCCAAAATCAAAATATCTAAATAACTTATCATTATATACATTATGCAGATAACACAAATTATTGCGTCCGTTGAAAGGACTCCTAAATCCTGCTAAATATTCTCCATCATCAAATCTTCCCGTATAACATTGGGTACAATTAACTTCAGGACTAAAAGTATCATCGTTTTCAACATCTTCTCCGACTGCATGAAGTAGCATAGCATAAGGAGATCCAACTATTGTTAAATTATCCGCATTTTGCATTAATCTACCACTTTTTAAATTCTGCACATAAGAATAAATAATAGTTTTCTTTCTATCTCTATAATATTCACTGCGTGTAAACTCATAATCTTGTTCGCATAAAGCTACCAAAACCTCATAATCATTAGAGAAATTAGCGTTCGCTTTAAGATACTTAATAAATTCAGCATCACTTGATTTTAATGTTTCGACATATACTTTGCTCATCTCAACTACGCTAGGCATAATATCCATGCTAAGTGCGTTAACCATCTGATAACTCATACGTTGAACAGAGCCGAGCTTAGATGGGTGTGCCGTCTTAACAATTCCGAACAAATTGCCGTTTTCATTGACTTTTTTACACCAATAATCATAAGAAACTTGGAATTTGAGCCATTTACATGCGTTATCCGTGGTTATTAACTTAATATCTTTAGCTAGATGCTCGTTGCCAAACATATCTATAACAATAGCTGTCTCATACTCATCTCCAAAATAGTCCTTAAAGAATAGCTGAATGTTTGTTTTGAAGCTTGCCATTTTACAAAAATGATGTCGTAAGAGTATAAAACTATCAGCCCACTTAGGAAATATGGAACTATCAATGAGTGCTTGACCATCAAATAATGTGTTTTTAACCTTATAATTCTCAATTTCTCGCGCAATACACTCTTTATTAGTGTTTGTTTCAACTGAAATAGCCTTTGTCTCGAAGAAAGAATCAATATCTTTTAATATTAGAATATTCCTTGGATTTATCTTAATTTTTCCAATAATCGTGCTTGTGACTAGGGAAGAGTAGGCACCAATTTCAACAATAGGAGCATTCTTCTTTGGTAGCTTAATACCCATGCGAAGATAATCAAGCGCCTTTTTATATAACTTTTCATTAATGAACATACAAGCACCATTTTTAGCCTTTCCGGGAGTTCGATATAGCATTTTGTAGTGTATTTTCTTTGTGTAGTTGTGTGATTTATAATATATCGTTACTCCATTTTGGTAAAAATCTTTTCGTATTTCATCCGCTGAAAGTTCAATAAATTGATCTTGCTTAGCTTCTGCTTCTTCCATAACCTGCCGTAGTCTATCTTTATATTTTTCATCATCACTCATATCTATTAAACGCTGCATTTTCTTTTGATGGTTTTTGTAAGAGATGCTACCATAGTCAAAGTTAATGCAAATAATGTCACGAGTTGATGTATCTTTATAGACCTCAAACCTAGTTGTATAAAGGTAATCAAGGAATAAACTGTTTGTTAGCATTGCGTCCTTCATATCATAATTATTTCTAACGCCACAGTTGTATTCATAGATAGAACCTGCTTGAAAATTCTTTATTTTTAATCCGTACTTACCCATTTAAGTAGATAGCATCCTCAAGTTTCTATCTTTCTTATATGCAATTTTCTTATTTTTTAATATCTGTACCACCACCTCTACAACTATAATTATATCATTTAACAGAATTTTTGTTTAGTTAAATGGGCAAAATATTCTATTAAAATTAAATTTTTATTCCTTTTTGTCTAAATAATTCTAAATCTAGAATATTAGGGGTAAAGAAACGATTATTTTCTGTGGCCAATCGTTGTTTCTTTAATTGAGCTTCGTTATAGTCTTTACAATCTTGAGCAAGCACCTCAAGTTCTTCTAATGGATATTCCTTTCCTTGCTTTAACCAGCGATATTTCATTGTAATTGATCTGTCTCTGTCCGCTGTGTTATTACGGGTTTTGATTTTATATTTAGTATGCTTCTCAATATATTCCTTTAATAAATCCTCATTTTCTTTGTCGCAATACCATGATGAATAATTGAATAAACAGCCGTTATATACAAATGGCTTAATTTTGATGATTGAAATAACACCCAACTCCTTTAACTTATTCATTCTGTTTGACAATGTTGAACTAGAAACATTAAATAACTTAGTCATCTTATCAGTTGACATACTGTTGAATTTATATGCTAGTTTATTTTCTTTAAATTCATTTTCATAAAATCCTCTATAGGAGCCTTTTAAAAAGCAATATAATCTCAATAGAGAACACCCACTATTAAAACTTGAATCGCTCATAATCTTTATAAATACTTTATCACATGGTATGTTTACAAATTTTTTATTATTAAATGGAGCAATATTTTCAACATTTAATAGATATGAGTTTCCAAAGGTTTGATTAATCGTGATATATTTTTTTTCTTCTAAAGATTTTAAAAGTGATTTAATACACTCTCTTAAACGGCTCGTTGGCTTTTGTTGAAGTATCAATAGCAAAGTATCAATATGAAGTGGCATATTTTTAAACCATGGATTGTCTTTATCATTTTGAATAGACCCCGAATAAATTCTAATAGAAGCAATTACACAAAGTTCCTCATCTGTAATGTTTTTATTTTCATATTCTGCTTTATATAAGCTAATTGTTTTATTCATTTTAGTTCTCCTTGTTTTAGCTAGTTCACTTTTAGGTATAGTGACATGCACTATACAAATTTAATTTTATATTACATTTTTACTAGTGTAATAATATAATAATACTATATATATATTAATATTAAATATAAAGAAGATATAATAAATTATATCTTCTCAACGACTACCCTGCGGAGCCGTTGAACAAAAGGGGAGTTCCCCTTATACCCCCATCATTAATTGAGTGGGGATAAATCCCCAACCCCCTATATCTAACATCTCGCAAGACTCGATGTTAGTTAACTTTCATTTTTTCACTAAAGTTCAAAAATTCAAGTTAAATATAAGAAACTACTTAAAATCACAAACGAGAAGGGACAAGTCCCTTACACCCTAAATTGAAGACAAAAAAATACACCCCTTAATTGATCAATACTTTACTTGCAAATCTATGTATCATAAATTTACAAAATAGGGGATAGATACCTTTTATTATATCAAGTGTTTTATTGTACCGGTATCTTAATTACAATTCACTTAAATAGATTTATAACCAACGTATATCTAATGTACAGTTGGTATTTTTTGCTTTAACTAAAAGTTTATCAACAACTTTTCTTGTTATACCTAATGATAACGAACATTGATTTTTATTTTTAAATGTCATCACTAGTTTGTTGTTTATATAATACCCGATTTTATCAGTTTTTAAGGGTATTACTGGTTCTGTTGGTATAACTAGATAATCACTTGGTTCTTTTTCAACCAATACATATTTATCTTCAAATATAGGATTGGAATCTATCCAATTTTCTAATTGAGATAAATTTAATCCTAATATTGAGAGTAGTTCGTCTGTCGAGATTTCTCCACAAACATTACAATAATTATCCTTGTCTAAACATAGGAATACTTGATCTTTTTTCACTATTGTGCCTCCTTTTTAAATGGAATGTTTCGACCTCTAACGGTCAAATAATTCTATTAAAATTATAACACATTTCGTTGATTTGTAAAGGATTATTTGTATGTTTTTCGATGTCGATTTCGATGTTCTTTCGTTAAATTTATAGCCTATAGTTATCCTTTCTTAATAAAATGGCTTTTGGTTTTAAACCACCCCCACCCATAAAATCGCATTTTCCGTATTTGATATAATACGATTGCAATTTAAAAAACCAATATGCATTCACTAAATTAGTTGCGTGTTGTCGGTAAATCTAAATTGTAATAATTTGAACGGAAAACAAAAGTAACATAAAAAAACGTTCACCAACTGAACCGATATATATAGTATTCTGTTCAATATCTATCATTCTAGCTAAAGCTAGCGTGATAACACAAGTACATTAAAAATAGAATAGTCATAAATTGGTATACGCTATGCACTTATTATCATGAATAGTAATTGTATAGGGTATACCAATATCCAAATAAAAAAATAAAGGTAGTTGCTTGTTACTACCTAACTAAAAAGAAAAAAACAAGTGGAGTACAAGAAAGGAAACATTATGACAAAAACATTTACAAGTATTGAAAATTTCGATTTGAAAAAAATCGGGAAAGAACTTCAAAAGCTAGAAATTGTAAAAGCTGAGCGCTTAGAAAATTCAAAGGAATTACAGCAGAAGGCTATTGCCTTATTGCAAAATGACTTTGCCGATAAATTCAAAGGAATTTCAACCAATCGGCAGGAAGCTATTAACTTATGGATTGCGTTAAATTATGATTTAGAAACAAATAGCGCACTAAAAAGAACGTTGTTGAAACTTGCTAAAACTAGCGATGAAACAAGCGTTATCATCAAAATTAGTAACGCTAGTAACGTTTATCTAAGAGAGAAAAACAAAAAAACGCTTGATTTTATCAAGGTATTATCAAGTAATCTTGTCACAAAAACCGAGGTAAATAACAATCTTGAAAAGTTAGGATTGCACTTAACAGATGTTCAAATTAAGGCGCTACAAAATGAATTTGTAAGAATTTCTATGGGCAAAGTGGATAAAGCGAACGGTAAACGAGCATTATTTAAAGTTCTAACAACAGCCTTACAAAACGCAAACGCCTTACCAGTGACAAAAGTGTTCAATATTGACTTGAGTAGTCTAAAACAAATTATCTTAATTGATGAAGAAGAAATTTCGACAGATAACGGACGCCCACAATATGCCGGGGATAAAATTCAGATGTTCCAAAAAATGCAATGGCTAAAACCTGAAAAATTTGATGCCATTGATTTAGAAGACAATAACAGCGTAACAAAATACATAAATAACTGTCTAAATATGTGTGCCATTTTGAATGAAAATGAGCAGAAAGCCTTTGCAACCTTAATTGCAAGGGTAACAGAAAAAGAAAAAGGGGAATAATTCCCTTTTTTCTTTATTTTTATAATTTTTATTTTTTTATAGCTTTTAGGAAAATCTGCTTTGGAGGATTTTTTTCTGTACTAGCGGACTTTTCTAAAAGGTGCAAAAAAATTGTGCCAAATCATGAAAAGAAGCATTCTATCTAAAAAATAGCGTGCTGTTTTCATGAACCATTTAAGGCGCATTCTACCTAAAAATAGCGTGCGTAACAACAAGCACTTTGACAACAATATACATAACAAGACTATTTTATACGACACTAGCATTATACTTGTATAGTCTGAAAATGTTATGAAACATGAAACCTTGCTATGCGTTCACTGTCTGTTTAAAAAGGCATGCGACTGATACACCATGAGTACGCCTTTATTTAAGATATAACGAAAAGTATTGAGAATTGTTTTAGTATATCTAGGAAGCGCCCAAAATATACTAGAAGATAGTAGATTGTAGTTAAGCAGTCATGAGATCATAAAGGATAGACTATGTTTTTATAATGATATAGCATATACTATGGTTAAGTGAATTATCCTATTGATAGGGTAAGTGTATTTATATGTGTTCAATCCGACGGAAAATTGTATAAGGTGGGATTATACCCATACCATACAATGAGGGTGTATATATTTAGGTATTTTCTAAATGTGCATTGTGGCGAGAGCTAGGAGTAAAAGACCCTTGAAGGGCTAGTATGATGGCTAGCATAGGCTTTGGAACAGAGAAAAACCTTCAAGACAAGAGAACACAATGTGAAATAAACGGCATAGCCTTTCATCAGCTTTTTTGCGATCCTTAGAATGTGTAAGTTAAGAGGAACAACTAAGACAAAACTAAAAGGGGCTATAGTGAGGGGTGGGTAATGACTCCCTAAGGATTGTTCCTTCTATTTTAATATCATATAGTGATTATTATATGGTATTAAGCTAGAAATAGCTATAAAATTAGAGTGGTTGATAATTATTTGCTTTAAAATGGCAAGAAATTTTATAAAAGTAACTCTAATTTTATTAAAATTGTCTATATGTATATATGAGAAGAAGTGAGCAAGAGGAGAATATTAAATGAGAGTATTAATGATAGACATTGAATACACAAAAACAGACTCAAATGGAGTCTATGATAAAATCAAGTTTTTTAAAAATGAAAAACAAGTTTATGATTGCTTGTATTCACTTTTGAAAAATGAAAATACAAAAGAAATCAAAAGTTTTGAAGTCCTATGGTTTGTCAATCCATTTGAATGGATTACTTATACGTGGGACGGGAAAAGTTTGAAAAATAAATATGGACGGACGCTGATGCAGGATAAAAACAGCATCAGTCGTTGTGAATATGACTATGAATGTTCAATAAAATATAAATAGGAGGAAAAGAAATGAAAAATTTAAGAGAGGGAATTATTAACGCGACACCACACACAATCAATGTGGTAAATGAACAAATGGAAATAGTGGCTACTTTTGAGCCGTCTATTTCTGTACGGGTAGCAAGTACTACTCAAATAGTAGGAGAAATTTGTGGTATCCCACTAGATACCACTGTGTTTGGTGAAGTGGAAGGGTTGCCTAAATATCGAGAAGACGTTTACTATATTGTAAGCCGTCTTGTAAAATCGGCTTTACCTGATCGCAAAGATTTACTTTGCCCAGGGCAACAAGTCCGCAATGAAACTGGACAAGTTATAGGCTGTAAATCTCTATCTTTATAGCCACAGTCTATAACTATTCATATAGGCATAGTATAATTCTATGCCTTTTTATTATGGGGAAATTACGATTTGCATAGAAGCCATATTGAAAGTCAAGGGGACACTATGCATAAAAAGAAAGGAGTTTTATGTTTTATCAATATATCATCAATGCCGTTTCAAAAGACAGCGTATTCGATACGCTAGAGGAAGCTATAGCCCATGCAAAAAGTGGGGATAAGATTTATCTCTATGAATGTGAAGGTGGATACGATTTTTGGAATACACTAATTGTTTCTACACAGCTAATCGTGGAGGTAGCATAGCATAACGCTATGCTTTTTATTATACAAAGAAAGATGACATCCATTTTGAAAATGGAAATTGAAAGGAGAGAGAATATGGAAAATTTATGTACAAGTTTAGCCTTACTTGCGATGATGGGGTTATGTATGATAGGAGTCTTAATTTGTCTTGGGAGTCTTTTATTATGCGACCTGATTTTTAAGACAAGTATAGGGCGAAGAACTTGTCGATGGTTTTTTAATGATGAAACCATGTAGTTTGAGAAAAGACAGAATATAGAGGGGTGGTTTAATAGTGCAACTTACAATTTAACTAGAATTAGGCACAATTTACAAAAAAATAAGGATAAAAAGGAGAAGATTAAAATGTACAAACCATACGCTAGTTACAAATATTTAACGGATAAATTTGAAAAGAAAGATGTAAGAGAAAACTATTTGTTAAAATTTAGAAATATGACAAATGGTACAGAAGTATTTTATTTGGTTCAAAGTGTTGCCGTCAGAGTAAGAGGCGGAGTGAATTCAAATTCAATGTGTTTGATTGATCAATATGGAGAAACAGTGAAGTTATCGTGTATGAATGATAATGGAAACATCGATAAACTTAACTTAGTTCTAACAGAAGCATATTCTCAAGTATTATGGGCTTGTTGCAAACATAGTACAATTGATTTATTCAATTCAACTCAAAGAGAATGCTTATATAAAAAAGACATTGTATTTATGACAACACAAGAAGCTTTAGATTATGTCCAACAAGTTGCATTAAGGAACAATAAACAAGTTGTCATTATTTAATTTAGGAATAATCGAAACTAGGCAATCGCCTAGTCACGTAAGGGATAAGCTCCTGCGTCTGATGAGATAGCTTAAATAAAATCTAAGGAGGATAAAAGAATGATTATTGTTAGAACAGCTCATCATGAGCTAAAAGAAATTGTAGAGGTTGAATATAGAAAAAAGGGAGAATTTGAACATGGTTTCATTTTTTCTTTTACTAAACAAGGAGTACCTTTGTTTAATAATAAAGGAATTAAGAATTATAACATGTGCATGACTTCCAATGACTATGTTTTCATTGGGGCACAAGTTAGAGTTAAGAGAATTTATCATAGAGCCATGGGAATCTGTCCAGAATGCGGACGATTATTAGAGTTACACCCAATTGGTGCGACAAAATGCAAATGTGGCTCACTTTATGATACAATTGGAAGAAAATTATTATAATTGGCTCTAAGATTCAAAAAAATGTATATATTAATATATGAAGGGGGATTTTATGAATATAATTGTAAATGAAAACAAGGGGTTAGATGGCATTGAAATAGCTTTTGATATGAAGCCGTCAAATTCTATTTTACATATCTTAAAAAGCCATGGGTTTAAATGGCATTTAAAAAAGAAGATTTGGTATGCTAAAAGAACTAAGGAAAGACAAGATGTAGTTAATGCCATTGTGAATGGTAGCTATATAAAACGGAAAGAAAATGAACATAACATCAAAATAGGCGATTTATATTACATAAGTTGGGGATATAGCATGACTATAGTAGATTTTTATCAAGTTATTAGTATATCTCCTAAAATGGTTACAATTATTCCTGTTTGTCCTGAAAAATATGAAATGACAGGAGGAGGCTATCAAGGAAGTTTTAAAATTAAAATTCCTAAAAAAATATTACCTTTTGATAGACATGATGTGTTTATCAAAGATCCATTGGGAATGCGTAAGAAAGTTGAAAAAATAAATAACGAAGACTGTTTCTATATTAAATCACATTTAGCAAAAAAGGTGAGAGAGGGGCAGTCTTTTTATTATGACAATATGGATTAAAAAATTAAATACTTTGAAGCGGACGAGCTAAATATGATGGATTGTTAAAGCAAATTTAAGGAGGAAAAATGAAATATTTAGTGTGCATTAACGGAGAAGAATATGACAATTTTATGAAAGCTTTAGGGGACTATGGTTTTCAATGGCATGGTGGAGCAATAGCAGGAGATGGAACATGCGTATATGAAAAGTATTTTGATAGAAATTACGCAACTGCTTATTATCTTGATTTTGATAAAAAAGAAATAACATATTGTGTTGGTATGGAAATTTACGCTCCATCTTCGTTTATGAGAGATGATAAAAAATATAATGAGTATTTGACGCAATGTAAAAGTTGTGAGTGGATTTTAAACAAATTAAAGGAGGAATATTAGAATGTATACTTTAAGAATTTATGTTAAAAATGGTTCTAAATGGAATTTAGAAAATACTATGAGTAAGTCTGAATTGGACGTATTCAAGGCATATTTTGCCGCTAAAAACAAGTGTTCGTTAAATTCTAAAATCACAAATTTAAATTATAATGCAAGTGGTGATATTATACACATGGAAATAACAAACACGCTAGAATTATCAAGTAGTGATAAGAAATATAAATATGTTTATGATAAGGAGGAAGAATAATTATGAATTTAGAAAGATTATGTGTTTTAGTGATGTACGGTATTTTGGGGCTCATTGAAGATGACAGAGAAAGTGCCATTGAATACTTTCACGACACTATGGGAATGACACTTGGAGAGCTTGAATATTTTGGTGTTAACCTTACGGAAGATGAATTGAATAAATATAAATGGGAGGAAGGAAGGTAAACTAACATGTTAGAAAAAATTAAAAACAATCCAGTAGCTTATGAAGATTTTAAAGCATGGGTTGAAAATGAATGTTTCGGAGAAGAAGAAAGCGAAGAACTTGCACAAGAGTATATTGAGCTTCTTGAAGTATTTAATCCTTTAGGAATAAAACTTTAAGGCACAAATAGTACAGTAAACATGTAAAAACTTACAGCTACTATTTCAATAACATTAGATAAGGAGAGAATAGCCATGGAACAAAAAATCGTATTAAAACAATATAAGGACTCATTCCTTATGCTGTGGGTTCATGTATCAGGAAGAAATGAATTTGTTGTATGTCGCAATTGGAATGGTAATTCGTGGGATTGGGGACATTATTTTGGTAATGATTTAGATGGTGCTTTAGAATACTTTAACAAAGATAGAATGGAGGCGTGATTTGAAATGAGAGTATTGCAATTAACAGGTATGATGCCAAAAAATCAAAAAATTGACATTATAGATATATTTGATCGTCATGAAAAACCTCAATTTGAAGGTGTAGCGAATGATATCAACAAATATCATAGATATGCTGATAGATTTGTAACTAGAATTGAATCATATGAATATGAAGGTGAAAGTGTTATTTGTATGAAAATTTGTTATTAGTTAAAAACATAGGGGAGAGATAATTTGAAATGAAAATAGAATTTGCAACAGATAATGCAGCATTTGATGAATATGGAGATATAGAAGTGAAACGTATCCTTGAGAAGATTATTAGTCAAGTAGAGAATGGCTATGAGAATGGTATCATTATGGATATTAGCGGAAATAAGATAGGGTGGTGGAGAAAATGAAAAAACCAAGACAAAGAATTTTATATAATAACTATGATTTAGATTTTGAGGGGGCAAAAGAAGAAGCAATTGAAAGATATTATGATTTTTGCGATTTTATTAAAAAAGAAATAGAAGGCAACTATGAACCAAGTGAAGAAAAAATTTGGGAAACTGCTCATGAACTAGATGGATTTTTTTGGGAAGAATTCCAGAATGATTTTGAAAAATTTATAGGGAATGATGTATTTATCATTCAAGGCAATATAGGAAGGTGGAATGGGGTTGCAAGAGGTGGATTTACATTTAGTTCACTTGATGAATTATCTAGGGCATGGAAAGATTGTGATTACATTAAAATTTATGATGAAAATGGTCATTTATATATTGAATGTTCTCATCATGACGGAACAAACTTCTATGAAATAAGAAAACTTACTGAAAAAGGAAGGGAATATTTAAATAATCATAACTATTATGATAAAGAAGAACTTCACAATAAACTTATTAAAAATCCATATAGTGTTTTACCTAACTATGCTAACAAAGTATGGGGAAGTAAAAAAATAAAATATGAAGCAATTGAAAAATGAAGTTGATGAGCTAGGGTTAAGTGAATACTTTGAATTTGCACCAAATAGTGATGATTGTTATATCATAATTTTTGGCGGAGTCATTACAGAATTATTATTTTAAGAAGAGGAATAAGATTATGGCAAACACATGTAATTTTAGTATGAAAGTAATTGGAGAAAAGGCAAGCATAAAACAATTTTATAATGCTTTAATTCAAAATGGAAACTTATGGATTGGACGTGGAGCTGATTGTGAAATTATTTATGAAGACGAAAGCTATACTCAAATTGATGGTATTTGTAAATGGAGCATTCAAAGCGCATTGATTGATAACGCTATATCTATGAAAAAAGAACCTGAAAAATGGTATTTTGGGAAAAATGAATCAGATGGTTTGACATTTATTACTTTAATAGAAGCATCTGAAAAGTGGAATTTAGATATTGAAGTCTTTTCAAAAGAAACTGGATTCGAATTTATGGAACATTATCTAATAAGAAAAGGAGAAGTTGAGATTGATGATTGCATTGATTATCAAGAAATTTGGGTAGATGAATATGAAACAAAAGAAGAAGCCGAAGAAGATTTGGATACAACATTTACCGATGAAGAATGGGAAAATAGGGAATGTGGATATATTCAACGTGGTGGCGTTGAATGGGACTTTGAAATTTAAAGGAGGAATAAAATTATGTCACATTACACAGTAGCAGTATTTACAAAGGAAGGTCAAAGTGTTGACTGTTTATTAGAGCCATTTGATGAAAATATTGAAGTTGAGCCTTATGTAAGAAGAACAAAAGAGGAAGTTTTAAAAGAAATTGAAAAATATTGTGATGAAAACGAAGCTTTAAGAAAAAAATGGTTAACTTTATCTGATAAAGAGAAAATGAGAATTTGGGCTGGATATAATGACTTTGATGAAGACGGTAACCCTTTATCAACTTACAATCCTAATTCAAAATGGGATTGGTATTCAGTTGGTGGTCGTTGGGATAATTTCCTAAAAACAAAAAATGGTGAATATGTTAATGAATGTTTAGTTAAAGACTTAGACTTAACACCAAATAAAGAAGAATATGATAAAGCTATTAGATTTTGGGAGTTAGTAATTGAACATCAACCTTTAGAAGAAGGCGAAAAATGCCATTCAATCTTTACAAAGAAGAATATTACATCGAAAGATATGGCACTAAAGAAAATTATGCCAAAAAGAGTGCAATGTTTTCAACTTATGCAGTATTAACCCCAGATGGAGAATGGCATGAACCTGGTCAAATGGGTTGGTGGGGAATGTCTCATGCAAGCCAAGAAGATGAAAAATTATGGGATGAAGCATATGAAAACTTTTTAAAAGAAGCTGATCCTAATTGGACAATTACAATTGTAGATTGTCATATTTAAAGATCATATAAAGTTATAAAAGGAGAAATAAAATTATGGGGTTAGATATGTATTTAATGAATGTTAGAAACGAAGAAAAAATCAAAGCTGAAAATTTTATTGAAGTGGGATATTGGAGAAAGGCAAATCAAATACACAATTGGTTTGTTAAAAATGTTCAAGGCGGAGTTGACGATTGTGGTTATTATGGAGTTACTAAAGAAAAACTAGAATAGCTACTATCTATTTGTAAAAAAGTTAAAGAAAGTATTAAGTTGGTTGACGGAGATATTGCACCAATTAAAATGTTTCAGGATGGAAAACTAGTTGATACAGAATTACAATTAAAAATTATTGAAAATACAAGTGTAGCACAACAATTATTACCAACTCAATCAGGTTTCTTCTTTGGAAGAACAGATTATGATGATGGGTATTTACAAGATATTGAAAATACCATTGAGATCTTAGAGGAAGTGCTTGAAGAAACAGACTTTGATACAGAAATGATTGTATATATTTCAAGTTGGTAAAATTAAATAGAATTATAAATGAGGAATAAATTATGACAGGGAAAATGGAAACTTTTATGGAAATACTTGTTTATATCCCAAATGATATTCTTATTGAAACTGATGAATATTATATAAGTTATAATAATAAAGATGTTAATATTTATGGCTGTGATACTACTGCAATTGTAGCTTCCGATATGACAAAATTCCTTATTTTAAATGGGAACCATGTTAAACCATATTATGAAATAATACAAAAGGGTGGAAGTTATAAAGATTGTATTGTGTATTTTAAAAAACATATTGGGGAAAAATCAAGATTTAGTGATTTACCTTAAAGCAACATATCAAATAAAATTATAAAAAGGGGAAATTGATTATGGGAAATAGAGCGATTATTAAACCAATAGATAGTACAAATTCTATCTACTTACATTGGAATGGTGGAAGAGATAGTATTGAGGCGTTTTTAAAATATTGTGAATTAAAAGGATATAGGGGGTTAGGTCAAGATACATCATATGGGCTAGCAAGATTAACACAAGTGATTTCTAACTTTTTTGGTGGGACTACAAGCATTGGAATTTGTAATTGTGATGGAACAGAGAACAGTTCACCAGGAGATAACGGAATTTATATTGTTGAAGGTTGGGCTATTATAGATAGGGTTGATTGTACATATGAACAAAGAGAATATGAATTAAATGAAATGCTTATTGTGATTGATAATGCTCAACCTAAAAATGAGCAACTTGGAGAATTTTTAACAGCGAAAGAAGTCCATACAAGTGAATTAAAAATTGATGATGTAGTTTATATCCAAGATTGGAGTGGAAAACTTGAAACATTCAAAATAGTTGGATTTGGCGGAAAAGATCAAATGAAGAATGGTCGTAAAGTTGAAAATGTTCCATATGTAAATAATTATGATCATGATGGAGATTATTCATGGAATATAAATAATTATATTTTTAATAAGACTGTAAGAATTAAAAGAGCAGAAAGAGAGGAATAACTATGCAAGAAATATTGACAAATGACCAAAGGCATGTTGTTTTAAAAATCATTGGAAGAGCAAAAGATATGAATATGATAAAAGATAGTTTAATCTCAACACTTATGGATATTGAAAGTGCAGTTTTACATTTCAATATGAGGTTGCAGGATTGGCTTGAAGCAGATGATTTTAATTTTGCTCATGACTTCTATGGAATTATAAATTGTATTGTAAGAGATGAATTCCCAAGTGTAAACTTTGGATATTTTTTACCTAGATTTGCAGGAAGAGGAGAATAGAGAATATGGAAGAATTAATTTTAAAATTTGATATTGATTTTGAAGACGGAGAATTATTTATGGCTGAAGAATGTTCATCAGGTTGTACATATAGAGTTAAAACAAAAAAAGAATTATTAGAGTATATTCTTGAGTATGTAATGAATTATGTAGATGCAAATCATGAATTTGATTTTGCAATAACTAAAAGAAATGCTTGACAATAGATATTGAAGGAATAATACTAGGGCAATTAAATATTGCTCTTTTTTGATATATAGAATTAAAAATTAAAAGGAGAGAAAAAAATGAATATAAAAACAAGATCAGATATTGAAAATATCTTAGAATTACATTCAAAATGGCTGAAAGGTGAAAAAGATGGTAAACGGGCTGATTTTAGTGACGCTGATTTGAGTGGGGCTGATTTTAGTAATGCTGATTTAAGAAATGCAATTTTTTGTGGAGCTAATTTAAGTGATGCTAATTTGTGTGATGCTAATTTCAGTTATGCTAATTTAAGTGGAGCTGATTTCCGTGGGGCTAAAAAGATAGACGTCCGTTATGATGCAAACACTTCATTTTTTGCTTTGCAATGTCCGGAAGAAGGTTCTTTTGTTGGATGGAAAAAGATTGAGGAGGATTACATTGTAAAGCTATTAATTCCAGAAGATGCAAAACGTAGCAGTGCTACTTCTAGAAAATGTAGGGCAAGTAAAGCTATCGTATTAGAAATTTATGATAGAAATGGGAATGTCATGAGGGATGATTTTATTGGACATTCAAAGCAAAATAATAATTTCATTTATAGAAAAGGCGAAACAGTTATCCCAGATAGTTATGACGAAAACAGATGGAATGAATGTAGCCATGGTATCCATTTCTTCATTACCCGTAAAGAAGCTGAGTTATATTAGATTAATGAAAGGAATGTTTGATAATGGGTCAAATGACATTAACTGAATTTGTAGATTACTTTGATTTTGATTATTGTCTATATGACAGTGGAAAAGAATTATTGATTGGTTTAATTGATAATCAAGGGGCTAATTTAGGGGATATTGAGCAGGATAGATTTCTAAACAATAAAGAAGGTGTATTAGATATTATTGATAGACTTGAAACATATTATGAAGATTATATCTTTAATGACTTAGAGATAGAATTAGAAGAAAATGGAATTGATACTTCAAATATGAGTTGGAAAGATATGTATAATGCAACAAAAAAATTAGATTGTGGTAGTGAAATCATGGATTACATCTTTGGAAATAAAGAAGTGATTTTAGATAGTCAAGATAAAGAAATTGTAAAAGAATATTGAAAGTAGGAACCTTAAAATGTTAAAAAATTATAAAAAATATCAATTAGAATGGATGATTAGCCATGGTTATTCATTAGATGATTTAATGAATAAGATGGCTGATATAATCAATGAAGAACTGACTGTTGAGAGCAATGCTCATATAATCATAGATGAAGCATTTGAAATATTGCAAGATGAACGAGGATTTGTAGGGTCTGAAATTTGGGCTTGTGAAGATGAATGGGAACAGAATGAAAACGATGATGACTTTGAAACAAATTTTGAAGTTGCAATTAAAATGTTAGAAGATAATCCATATGATTTTAATAAGCATAAAGATTTAGTATGTTTATTTTGTAGTGAACAAGAAACCCCATTTTATGAATCTACATTATATGAGTTTCATTTCTTTGTTGAAAGATTTTGGTTAGAGAAATATGTATTAGAAAATTATAATGTTATAAATTTACAAGAATGGTTGGAGGAAATTTATACAAGTGATGAAAGTATATATATATTATTTGATGGTATCAAAGCTGGCGTGGTAGCTGGAATTTATAAATAAAGGAAAAGGGTAGATATGTATGGAAAAAAAATTATCTCTCACAGAATGGATTAAAAGATCATTTGGTGATGTAAGTCAAGAAAAATTAAAAAAACTAAAACAGTCTAAAGATGTCCTAAATACTTATATTAAGTATTTGTTTTTTTTAAAAGAAGAATTAATTAACAATTATCCTAAGAGTGCAGCGTATGTTGAGTCTCATTTAGTGCAACCGCATAGGCTTTGCAATAGATGTGGAAATTACATATTAAAATCTGATTTAGAACAATATCCGTATCAATGTATGTATTGCGATGAAGATTTATTTAGCATTGAAACTCATTTAAGAACAAATGATTATGGACAATTAGTTAATGATGAGATAAGTATTTTTGCTTATTGTGATTTGATTGAACAAGTGTCTGCTTTATTATGTTTAGATGATTGGAAAGGAGATAGTATAAATGAAAATTAATGGACAAGTAGTAGTTGGTAAAGAATTTGCTTATGATGGCTGCCATAAAATTTATATTATTGAAGATGAAGAAGATAAGAAAGAGGCTATAGACGGATATACAATTTTGCCTATTAGTTTATTAAAGAAAACATATGAAAATAGTTGTTCATTAAGATTTATTCATAATTGGAAATTAAATAAGACATATGTTTTACAATTTGAAGAAAATGTAACATTTGAAGATTAAGGAGTGATGTGAATGAAAGCAATTAATATCAAATGGAATGTTGACTGTGAAAAGGATTTGGAAACATTACCAATTGAAATTGAAATACCTAGGGCGATGACTGATGATGACGTAATATCTGATTATATTTCTGATGTAACAGGATTTTGTCATTGTGGATATGAGATAGTAGAAACAAATAAAGTTCAACAGTTATTAGATAGAATTGAAGAATTAGGTTGGAATGTAATAAATGAAGAAGATGACTGTTATTCATTATCTCAATTTTCACCAGCAGAGCAAGATTTTAATGTTCATATTAGAGCGGAAAATTCTGATGAATTAATACAATCGATCTATGAAGCATATGAAAATTATGATGTTAGTTATGAAACATATTTATGGTTAGATAGTACAGGTCACGGTACAAATGGCGCCCCATATGAATTAGATGATGTGTTAAAAGATATGAAATGGTGTGAAAATGCTATTTTGGAATTGTACAAAACTTTGATTAATGAAGGGAAGAGATAGGAATGAAACAAATAACATATCTTGTTATAGTTGAAGAAGATAAAAGACAATCAATTTTAAATTCAAAAATGGCACTAATTAGAGATTGGAATATGGGTTGGTTCGAAGTCCCACAAATATTTATTGAAGAATTTAAAAAAAATTTTGGTATAACTGGATTTGAGTGCGGAGTATGTAGAGAAAATATAACAAAAGAAGAAATCAATTATTTTAACCAAATTAGATGGCATGAAGGAAGTAATATAATGAATGAATCCGATGAAGAATAATTTGAGGAAATGTTAGAAAATTTACTTCATAAAAGAATGTCAATAAATATTTATATGAAGGTGAGTTTTGCTAGGCTTCATCAGCTTTGGGAACTATAAATGTAGAATCTGATTTACAAGGACTCAATAAATTCATATTAGATGCGATCAGAGCTTGCGATACAGGTAAATTAAAGATTGGAGGTCTTGATAGTGTGAATGATTTACCTGATAGAACAATTCTTAGAGGAAAGGGGCGAAACGTAAAGAGATAAGACAGGGCATAGTGCTTAAGTAATAATTTAAAAATGAGTCCAGTTGTGTTTGAAGTAACAGTAAGAAACATGAAAGGTGATTATATTATGTTTACAAGAAAATTTAAAAATATTCATGATGATGAAGTATGGACTTTAGAAGAATTAAGACAATTAAGAAACGATCATAAAAAACAAGGAATTGATGTGTATGATAGTTTTGATAAATGGATGAGCGTTCAATTATGCATGGATTTTGTAGAAATTTATAATAATTCAATGGAACAAAATATGAAAGGATGATGATTATGAAAAGAGAATTGAAAGGTCTTGATGATGTTGTAATAAGATTAAATGATGGACTTGAAAGAACTTCAGAAGAATTAGAGGTGTGCAAAAAATGATTGTTTAAATTTGGACTAGCTAATTACATGAGTTTAAAATAGTTAGATGATATGTGTTTGAAGATTCTGTTTGGGTGTTTAAGCAAATATTTGGATAAAAATTAGAAAAGATAAAAGGATGATATATATGCTAATTTTGATTCTAAGTGTGAAGTATTTGTGATTGATGAATGTGCGGCTTGGGACTAGGAAGAAGTGCAAGAAAAAAATAAAAAGGTTGAAGAGATTTTCAAAAAAAGAAAATTTAAAAGAATATATTAAAAGAAATATGAAAGGGTAAAGGTGAATAAAATGGCGAATTATAATTGCGTAATTAGGACAAATTATTTTCATGTGAAAAACAATACTATGTTCGAAGATTTTATGAAAACTGTTTATGGTGAAGATGAAGTTTTTATGTTCAAAAAAGGTGATATGTATGGATTTGGATGTTATGGGGAAATTATGGGTATAAGAAATCCTGAGGATGAAAACGAAGATGAATATGATTCTCCATATGATGCATTCATCGATGGGCTACAAAAATATGTAACTGACAATGACGCAGTGATTATTATGGAATTTGGTAATGAAAAATTAAGACATATATCAGGTACCGTCGGTGTTATTACAAGTAAAAAAGTTAAATATATGGACACAACAGATTTAGCAATGGATATTGCAAAAAAATTGTTGAACAATAAAAATTATGAAACTCAGTTTTAGATGCTGTATATTGATTCTTAGAGGAATTCTATAATTTATGTGATAGATATAGGGCCTAGATTGATGCAAACTATTAAAATTGAGACTCAAATAGCTTAATACTAGGATGGAGGCAATATGACATTAGATGAGTATGATAAAAAAATAAACTCTTATATAAAACAATTATCATCTCTATATGGAGATGAATGGGAAAAGCTTTATGAAGAAATTTCACAATTACAAAAAGATTATATGAAAAGTGTATTAATAGAATATGAGAAAGAAGTTAATTGTAAAGCAAAAGAATGTATTTATAATTTATTGCAATATGCAATTGAATGGAGTGAAAGTGGAAATTCAATTGTTAACGTTGATTCAAAAGAAATTGCTGATGAAGTTGAAGAGATTATATGGGAAGAAATTGGTGTTTATTTGTTAGACTGTGAAATATATAAAGAAGATAATCATTGGTCTATTGATTGTATGTTTGCTGGCAATTATGTTCCATATTGGGATGGCTGGAAAGACGAATAATTATAAAAAGGATAATAGTAAAATGAAAGACTTAAAAGAATATAGTAATAGGAAGGTTAAGAAAGCAAATGAAAGAGCTTAATATAAAAATGTATGAAGAAGAAATTGGTGAAGAGTGGATTGTAATGAATGTCCCCGGTAACGTTTCTGATAGTGAAATTGCATATGCTGTACACATGGCTAGTAAATATGCTTGGATTGACGAAGATGATATTAAAGAAAATTATGATGAGTTGTTTGATGATATGCTTAAATTAAAACAAGAAAACAATGGACAGTATGTATTCATGTCATATTTAAAAATGACAATTGGTGCAAAATTTAAAAAAGGAAAATATGATTTTGAAATTGAATGGTAGAAAGGTTGGGTTAAGAATATGAAAAACTTAAACACTATGGATACATTTGGAAATGGTTTTAGAATTGAAAGAGATGGGAAAATATTTACATTAACAGAAGAAGAAATGAGCGATTTCAGATATTTAGATCAAGCGACTACAGGAAGGTGTTGCTTAGAATTCTATAGTTGTAACGATGATGAAAAAGAAATTATTGATAAAATGATGAAAGATGAAGAAGTCTGCTACAACATTGAAGATGATGTTTTATCTTTTATTTTTGAAGATTGTGAAAAAATTGAAAGGATTGTTATTAAAGATTATATTAAAAATTTTAATACGAATTAGACTACGCGTATTAAGATGAATAAAAGAGGGGAAATTATGGATTTAGAAAAACTGAAAGATTGTTATAGGAGACTGGATAAAGCATTAGAATTTGATGGTGATTTTCAAGACATGTACGATAATTTATCGGGGATCGTTTTAGATGTTATGAATGATTTGTTAATTGTAATTAGGAGTGGAAATGATGAAGTTTCACCTAAATTAACTAGAAAAGAAAAAAAGATGGTTAAAAAGGCTTTAGATTATTATGGGGATAGCCTTGCAGATACAATAGGATACAGTGCTGGTGAAAAATATTGGGATTTAATAAATAAATTTCAAAATAAGAGAAAGGATGCATAAAATGAGTTATAAAGTTGTGTGTACAGGCGATAGTGTTAAATGGTTTGATCACTATCAAGATAGTGTTAATTATGTCAAAAAAGAGGTAACAAAGGAAGTAATAGAACTATATGAAAATGATGAAATTGATAAATATGGGGTGCAAGATATTTTATTTGACTTATATACATATATATATCATACACGAGGATTTATACATCCGAGTTTAAGAAATGAGTACGAGATCGTGGAATATAAAATAAAAGAAGCAAATAACTTAGAGTTTATTGGACAGATTATTGATATTTTTGAAGACTTTTTAGAAAAGAGAGGAATTCATATTCACAATGTCGAACAAGACAAAGATGTCGCCCTTATTTATGGAGAAGATTATTTTGAATTAGAAGATAGCCTGAAAGATATGCTCAAAAATTGGGTGGTTATTGTATAGAAGTGGATATTTTAATAAAAAAGATGTTTGAATATGAACGTTGGAAAGAGTTACTTGAAATTGCTTCTGAAAAAGAGTTAGATAAGGATTTAATTATCAAATTTATGAAACCAGATGAACGAAAGAAATTGGCTTATATTATTGCTTCGGATAGTTATACTATTGCTCCCCCACATATCGCTTTTATCCCAAAAGACGATGGCACTATGAGAGAAGTATATGTAAACGAAGATTTAGATAGGATAGTATTAACTTTAATAAATAATGTTCTTTGCGAAATTTTTAAAAATAAAATTCATCCTAAATGTGTATCATATCAAAAAGGATTAGGGACACAAATGGTAGTTGAACAAATTTCAAGAGAAATTACTCAAATGGGTATTGATAATCCTCATATAGAGCGCTGTGGTTATAAAAGTGATTTTTCTAAGTATTTTGATAATGTGTCTTTAAAAGCTATTGACAGGGTATTTAATGAGTGTGAACGGGGACTAGGTTATGAGTATAATAAGCATCCCGTTTTTAATTTGTTGCGGAGATATTATCATCAGGATTTATATTTTAATAAAGATGGGAAATTGGGCAATAGATATCAAGGGCTCAAACAAGGGTGTGCAGTGGCTAGTTTTCTAGCAAATGTCGTTTTGTATGAATTAGATGAATTTATGTCAAACAAATATAGGATTTATTATAGATATAGTGATGATTTAGTTGCAATCGACAAAAATACTGATGATGTTATTGATGATATCAATCGAGTTATTTGTAAATATGGCGTTACATTGAATCCTAAAAAAGTAGAACCAATCTACAAAGATGAATGGTTTAAGTTTTTAGGATTCATGATCAAAGGTAGCCAAATCACTTTATCTAAAAAACGCATCAAGAATTTTGAAAAGGAAATTAGAAAAAGAAGCGTTGATAAACGAAAATGCTCTGAAAGTAAGGCTAGATATCTAATCATGAAGTATTTATATGAAGGCGAACGGGCATGGGCAATGAGTTGTTTGAGTTGTATTAACGTTGAATCTGATATAGCTGAAATGAATAAGTTTATTATGGATTGCATTAAGGCATGTAAAACCGGAAAGAAAAGAATAGGGGGACTAGGAGTTGCTTATAATCTACCTGATAAAACAATTATAAGAGGCAAGGGGAAGCATGTTACCTCAAATAAGGTTAACAATGGGTATATTGAAAGATATTTGAGTGTACAGTGTCTTAGAAAAGATTTAAAGTACAATAGAGACTTATTCGATATTGTACTTAAAGGACTATAAGATAAAGAAAAAGTTGAGGTGAAACTATGAAGTTATATTTAATTTTAGTTGGTGGTGATTATATTAGGGATTCTCAAATTTATACAGGGGAAAACATTGATGGGGACATTTATGATGATGATTCAACATGGAAAGATTTTTGTCCTACTCATGTTGTTGGCGTTGTATATGCTTCTACATATGAGAATTCAATTAAAAGATTTTTAGAATTATGCAGTGACTATGAAGAGTTTATGCTATCTGCATACGAAATTTCAAATGAGGTAATCTTATGACAATTTATGGACGATTGATTGAGGCAGGCCAATGTGGCTTGCCTTTTTATGTGGATTTTAAAAAGAAGAACTTGTTTGTTAACAAAAAATGTTTAATTAAACATGGGGTGGTTTTGGAAGATGAAGATATCATGGATGACAAAGACTTGATACAAATTTATGAGAATCCACTTGATTATGTCAAAATTCTATATGAAAACTTCAAAAATTCTTGGGGAGATAACAGAAGTAAATACTTTATTGCAAAGGACAGTAAAGAAATGTCATTTGAAGCGATTATAGAGGCTTGTAGTGGAAGTTTAGCTAAAGCTAGACTTGAGGGTTTTGTTTTATTAACTATTCTCACAGGAGAATTTAAGTGGGAATGGGGAAATAAATGGTTCTACCAAGATGATGGGGGACTTATTTTACTAAAAGAATGGTTTTATTAAAAAAGAGGAGGAAAATATTATGAAAAAGAAAACGGCAGAAAGAATCGTGGAGTTGGTAAAGAATGGTGTAGATGTCAAAAAATTCAATGCATTAACAGATGAATTGACAATCGGTTTATCCACATCTAGAAATTTATTAAAGGTAAGGGAAGTAGAGATTGATGAGAGAAAAATTATTACTCTCGATACACCAAATATTGATATCGCAATTAAGACATTGAAAGCATTTAGTTATCAAGGCTATGATGCAGATACAGGAAAACATGAATTAGGATTTAATAGCTGGCTAAAGAATGAGGTATCATTTGCTAGTTTTATTTTTATGTTTCATAAACTGCATAAATGTGAAAGTCCCAATATTTCCTATTTAGCAGAGCAATGCTTAATGAATTTTAAACAAACTTATACAGTGGAGGCATTAAGAAGAATAAAAAAAATCGGGGTAGTAAAATTAGGTAAAATTAATCATGCTAATAAGCAAGATGTTGAAACAAGAATTTATGGGATGTTTGAAAGAATATATGAAGGTTATTATACAAGTGGTTTCTTTGAATATAAAAATGAAGCATGGAGAGATATTTGTAAATTATATTATGGATATTATACATATACATTTTTAAAGGAATATTTTCCGGAAAAACTAAATGGATTAGAAATTGATAGTGAAGAAGTAGAAGTAGCATATTTCTATATTCAACAATTAGAAAAAATTATCTAAGTTTTTTTTGCTTTGTGTTGGGCTTGAATATAAGGTTTTACAAATGATAAGAGGCTCCGCCTCTTATCACACCCTTCTGGATATAAGGAGGATTGTGACCAGAAGACAGCAGGACGACAGGAGTCGCAGCTGCCTCGGGCGGTTCGGATTCTTACAGAATCCTCACAATATCTTAAAGAAAAACACCAGGTAAAACATTATATTTATTAAAATTTGAAAGGAGCAAGATTATGGTTAATTCGGTTTCAGAATTTCGGAAGAGAATAGGGGTACATATTACCACAAGGCATAATGGTAAAATGGAAGGGATGCACTCTTTGAGTACAAGTTGTTTAAAAAACAATTTCTGTAAAGAACGCTCAAAAAACAAAGCCTCTATTTGCTCACATTGTTACGCTAGTAGGCTATTGAAAATGTATAAAAATACAGAATATTGTTTAAGCAAGAACACCGACATTCTAACAAAAAAAGTGCTAATCGAAGAAGAATTACCAATATTAAATGTTTTATACTTTAGATTAGAAGCATTTGGAGATTTAATCAATACAATGCAAGTATTGAATTATTTTAACCTATGCAATAAGAATCCTCAAACAAGATTTGCAATTTGGACTAAAAATCCACAGTTAATTGAACAAACTATTCATCAAGGACACCGAAAACCTCAAAATTTAAATGTGGTTTTGAGTAGTCCTTTTTTAAATAAAGAGATAAAGAATAAATATGATTTTGTTGATGTTATTTTTACAGTGTATGACAAAGAAACAATTGACAAAGAGAAAATTTTAATCAATTGTGGTGACAAGAAATGTTTAGAATGTCTGAAATGTTATAAAAAGCATGAAGACTTAATTTATATAAATGAAAAAATTAAATAAAGGAGGGCTAAATATGAAAAAAACACTTGAACAATTAATTTCAGAGGTTAAACAAGATATGTCAATTGCTTTGTTGCCATTTGATGATGCAGTTCCTATCGTATTGAACCCTAGGTTAACCCGAGTTTTAGGAAGAGCAAAACATAGAGGAGAAAAAAATATTGTAGTTGAAATTGCGAAGAATGTCTATGAATTAGCCGATGAACAAACAATTAAAAATGTTATTTGCCATGAATTATTACATACAGCTTTTCCTTTAGACGGGCATTTAGGACAGTGGAAATTTTATGCGAATAAAGCAAATATCTTAATGCCAAAATATAATATTACGAGATGTAATACAGATAAAGAATTATATAAAAGAAGGCACAAATGGTATAAGGTAAAGTGCTTAAAATGTGGAGAAACATGGGAAACACACAACAAGACCTGTGTCAAGTATCCAGAAAGATACTATCATGTAACATGTGGTGGGAATTTAACAATATTAGATGAGAAGGGAAAACAAAATGACAAACGAGGAAAGAGTAAATAAATTTAGAAACGAAAAAATCGCAGTAAACTGCAAAACAGAGGAAGAAGCAAAATCATTTATAGAGTGGTGCTATGAAAATGGAATTGAATGGGGGATTCCAGAGTTAGATGAAACACATTCAACTTGCTTTCGTTATTATAGGAATGAAACATGTTATGCCTTTGGTTTTGATGGAGACATACACTTGGGATATGGCTCTAAACATTTTCACGAAGAAGAAGGCTATGAAGTCATAACATACAAAGACTTCATGAAAGAAAAGAAAATGACTAATTTAGAATATTATGTTTCAAAAGGTTTAATCAACGAAGGTGCTATGTTATGTGTTGGCGCTCATATTTGCAAATACGATGGTAAGTGTCATGATAAAGAGTGTTATAAATGCGAATTTAATAATGATGTAAATTTATGTGTTAAAACATTGCTTGAAGAATACAAAAAGCCTATCAAATTAACAAGGTTTGAGTTTGATTACCTAGATGTTTTGAGAGAATACAATAATCCAAACGATGAATTTAGTATATATTTCTGTGATTGCGTAAAAAAAAGCAAAGGATATTTTAAAGGCATTACAGATACATCTATGACAATTCAAGAAATCTTAGATAATTGTGAAATTGTGGTTGATGATTATGATTTTGGAGAGTAAAGGAAAATGAATAATGAAAATGGAAAATAAAATTTATAGCCAATGGGCATTTACTGAAAACGAAAGAGAAAAAGCAAGAATTAATAGAGAAATTTATAATGAATTAAAAACAAAATATAGAGTTTATAGACACGATTTAAAACAAGATTTAAAAGATAAAGTAGATGTAAACTTTGATGAATATGATGTAGTTATCGGTAGAAGTGCTTGCTATCTTCATGGAGAATATACAGTATATAAAAATGCACCAAAATTAAGTGATGATGAGTTAGCATTGTTATGTGATAGTGGAAATTTATGTTTTGGGTATAAAAAAAGTGGTGTTAATGAATTTTATGTATATGAAGATTAGAGGAGTGATGAAGAATGACAATTTTATTAGCAAATGGTGAATTTGCATATATCACTGATATTTGTAATTGTGAGGATTGCAAAGCAAGAGGGGAAGTAGAATTTATAGTTGTTGATGAAAATCATGAACTCTTAGATTACCTTAAATATCATGAGTTGAAAGATAAATCAATTGTTAGTCATTACAATCCAAAAGATTTATGTGAGTTGTTTCATAGAAAGTTGATTGGAAAGGTGTGAGTGAAGAGTGAATAGTGCAGAATTTAAACATTTCAAACTTCATGCAGACAGTACGCTAAAAAGCATGACAAAAGATGAATTGGTTAGTTATATTCATATGTTATATCACAATTGGGGTGTTGTTGATGAGAGATTGTGTAATGGTATTGATTATAGTCGCAAACTTGATAAAGCACTAGATAAAGCGTGTGAAGAATTAGTAAGGGCTTATCCATGCGGTGTCAATAGGTGTAATACTAATTGTCATAAAGAAAGTTGGGAAGAGTGGTTGATGAAAAATGACTATTGATGTGCTTGATAACGAGCTAATTCTGTTTGATCGATTAAATGTCATTAGAGATGTTGTTGAAAAATATAGTGAAGACAAATTCTATATCTCTTTCAGCGGGGGCAAGGACAGTACGGTACTTCATTATTTATTTGATGAAGCATTGCCAAACAATACAATACCTAGAGTATATTGTGATACGGGTATTGAGTACAACGATATAAAAGAATTTGTTTATGAACTGTCTAAAAATGATGATAGGTTCATCATTTTGAAGCCTAGTCAGAATGTGAAAGCCATGCTTGAAAAACATGGTTATCCATTCAAAAGTAAAGAACATAGCCATATTTTAGCGGTCTACCAAAATAGTGGTAAAACCAAAACGGTGGATAAATATTTATCAGGAATAAGGATAAAGAACGGAAAAGAAACTGAAACCTCGTTTAAGTGTCCTAAAATTCTTGCTTATCAATTTAACCAGGATTTCAAAATTAAAGTTAGCGATAAGTGTTGTAAGAGATTTAAAAAAGAGCCATTTAAAAGCTATGAAAAGCAGAGTGGCAGAAACATCTATATAACAGGAATGCGGAAATCAGAGGGCGGATATAGAAACAACATAAATTGCATCGTTTATGACAATGACAAGCAAGTTAAAAAATTCCACCCTTTATCAAACGTTAATGACGAATGGGAAGATTGGTACATTCAAAAAAGAGGCATACAACTTTGCAAGCTGTATTATCCACCGTTCAATTTTAAAAGAACGGGGTGCAAGGGCTGTCCGTTTTCATTAAACCTACAAGAACAATTAGAAGTAATGGCAAGGTTATTACCGAATGAAAGAAAACAATGCGAAATGATATGGAAACCGATTTATACGGAGTACAGAAGACTTGGCTATAGACTTGCTGAAAATGAGCAAATAAAAATTTTTTAGAAAGGAACTAGAGATGAAAATACACAATAAAAAATTGATTCAGCCTTATTTTGATGATGTTTGGAACGGAAATAAAACATTTGAGATAAGGAAAAACGACTGTGATTATCAAATTGGGGATTTTCTAATTCTTCATGAATTGACAAATGAAACAATACAAATAGAAGGTAAAAAATTATACAGAATTAAGGCTTTGATTGATTTTGGTGATGTAAAAGCTGGAGATTTAGGCGGTTTTATAGAAAAAGAAAGTAATTTAAGCCATCTTGGTAGCGCTTGGATATATGATGATGCTAAGGTGTATGGCAACGCTGAGGTGTATGGTAACGCTTGGATATATGATGACGCTGAGGTGTGTGGTAACGCTAGGGTGTGTGATGACGCTATGGTGTGTGGTAACGCTATGGTGTGTGATGATGGTGATTATGCATGTGTTAAAGGTTTTGGAACGGAATATAGAAACACCACGTTTTATAAACAGAAAAATGGAAGTGTTGGTGTGAATTGTGGGTGTTTCACTGGCACATTAGGGGAGTTTAGAAATCAGGTTAAAAAAACAAGAAAAGGGAAAATTGAAAAAGAATATTTGATGATAGCTGATTTAATAGAATATCATTTTGCAGAAGAAGGAGAGGGATTATAATAACAAAGGAAGAGTTAGAACAATACGTGCCGTTGAAGAAATGGAGAACAGAGGCTATTAGAAATAATAGAAAAGAGGAAATTGCTATATTGGAAGAAAGAATGAAAGCCATAGAAAAGGCGATTTCAACAACATCATCTAATGTAGATGTTTATAGAGCGCTACATTACAGGTACATATTAGGGATGGAGTTAAAGGCGATTGCAAAAAAAACAAACTTCTCTATTGCGACAGTTAGCAGAAATTTGAAAAAAGGTTTAAAGATGATAAACCATGCGTAACGTTTGCATGGTATCATATAGGTGCAGTCATGGAATTGCACCTCTTTCTTTTTAATTTTATAAGGTGGATAAAATCCACCGAATAAGGCAGGGTGGAGCAGAAGGAAGCTTATCAGTCTTATTAGCTGAGGGTCGCAGGTTCAAGTCCTGCCCCTGCAACCATTTAATTTACCATGCTTCATAGCATGGATTTTTTTGAAAGGAATTAAAGAAATGATAGAAAAAATGTTAGCGATCAAAAGGGAAATATATACAACGGATTCATGGAAGCGTAGAAATGATTTACAGAAGCATTTAGATAGCTTAGAAAAAGAATGGTTTAAAAACAAGAAGGTGATAAAATAGCTAGACCAAAAAAAGAAATTGACATTAAACAATTTGAAAAATTATGTTCATTGCAATGTACACAAGCGGAGATATGTGCGTTTTTTGATATTTCAGAGAAAACACTGCAATCATGGTGCAAAAAAACGTATAATGACGGTTTTTCCCAAGTATTCGCCAAAAAGAGAGGATTAGGAAAGATATCGCTAAGAAGAATGCAATGGCAACTTGCTGAAAGAAATGCCTCGATGGCAATTTTTCTAGGTAAGCAGTTCTTGGGGCAAACGGATAAAGTTGAGCAAAGCGTTATTGATGTAACGAAGATAAATGAATTAAATGCGTCTGTGCTTGATAATATTGCGCCTACAAGAGCGATAGAGGATTTTGAAGAATAAATATACCTTGTGCGTTCAATGAGCGTCAGATGAATTATTTAAGGCGAACACTTACATCATGGCTAAATGTAGCAGAAGGCGGGAAGCGTGGGTCTAAAAACGTTCTAAACACCTATGCTTTCTGTATCAATCTTGAAACACACCCTGACAAAATACATTTAATCGCAGGTGTATCAAATGCCACGGCTAGAATCAATATTGCGGAATGTGATGGATACGGTATTTTCAATTATTATGAGGGAAGATATCGAGAGGGGAAATTTCAAGAAAAAACGTGTATTTACGTTCAGACAAAAACAGGTGAAAAGATTATACTTGTTGCTGGTGGAAGAAAGAACGGTGACGAAGCTTATATCAAAGGTTTCACAATAGGCAGTGCATATATAACAGAGGCTAATGAATGTCATGAGAATTTTCTGAAAGAAGTATTTGATAGAACGCTGTCATCTTCTAATAGAAAGATATTTCACGATTTAAATCCAAAAGAAGAGCATCATTTCTATTATACTGAAATATTAGCCTATCATGAGAAAATGCAAAAAGAAGATGATGATTACGGCTATAATTATGGGCATTTCACGATTGCCGATAATATGAGTATTTCTAATAAACGATTAAGGGAAATTTTGAAAACTTATGACAAAAATACAGTTTGGTACAAACGTGATATTTTAGGCGATAGAGCAGTAGCCGAAGGGTTAATCTTCCGTTATTTTGCAAATGATCCTGAACCATACTTGATTGATGAGAAAAAAATCGAAAAAACATTCAGTCATATTATTATTGGTATTGACTTTGGCGATAGTGGGTCAAAATATGTGTTTACAGCTATGGGTTTTAAAAATGGTTGGAAAGACTTGATAGCATTAGAAGAACATGAGATAGAAAAAAGCAATGGGATAGATGCTAAAAGACTTTGTAACGAGTTTATTTTGTTTTATAGACGTGTTTTAGAAAAATGGGGGTATGTAGAATGGATATTCTGTGATAGTGCTTCTAACACCCTTATAAATACGCTTAGAAGTGCAGCAAAAGAAAACAATCTAAGATACAGCAATATTGCAGGTGTAGTCAAGAACGAAGTAAGGGAAAGACCGCAAATGGTTGACTTGCTACTTTGTACAGATAGATTGAAAATCAATCGAAAATGCAAAGGAATAATTAAAGCATTGTCAAGGCTGAAATGGGATGAGAAAGAGCCAGACATTCCGGAAGATTTAAACATTGATAATATCAATGATATTTGGGATAGCTTCTGTTACACGTTCATTACACATACGAAATATATAGAATTAAAACGATAGACGGGGTGATAGAATACAAAATTTTATAACAAGCTTTTTAGCTAAAAAAGGATATAGAGTTGATATAAATGCGCTAGATAGTATTATTGACGTAACAAATAAATGGTACACAAATGAGGCATTGCCTTTTCATAAGGCGATGACAGTCAATGGCGAAAGATATGATTTAGAAAGAACGAACTTTGCTAAAAGACTATGTGCTGATGACGCCAATTTAATAGAATGTGCAGAAATAAACGCTAGTCAAAGCAATGAAATAAACGATCTCATCAATAAAGTGCTAGACGACAATAATTTCAAGGTGATGTATCGAAAACAAGTTGAGCAAATGTCGGCAAATGGAACTGTCGGTGCTTATATCAGAATAGACAATGCAGACATATTAGATGATGGTACTTTTATCAATGGAGAAATCATTATAGAATATTGTGATACATTAAATATCGTTCCATTAACAGTTATTCACAATCAGATAATCGAATGTGCATTCACAGGTCATGATATCGAGGATAATAAAGACGTTTACACCTTAATTATTTTCAAAATAGAAAACGGGCTATACAAATGCGAGAACTATCAATTTGATGAAAACGGCAGAGAGCTTGTCAACAGAACACAGATTGTAGAGTTAAGCGATGTCAAGCCTTTTGCGATTATGCGAACAGCTGAAAATAATAACATGAAAATGAAAGGATACGGCTATCCGAAATTATGGAGTGCTATTCCTTGCCTTGAAATCATTGACCTTGTTATGACGATGTGGAAAAGAGATTTAGACAAGTCTGATAAAATTGTTCTTATAAATGAAGAACTGTGCAAACGGAATGAGGAAGGTGAAGTCATACCACCAACCAAAGAAATGAAAAAAATCTTCGTTCAAGTCGGAAGCGAGAAATTGCCCGAGGAAAAAGCGATGTATCAAGAATATAATCCAACTGTTCGTATTGATGAAATTGAAAGGTCGTTAGAGCTGTCCTTGTCAATGCTCTCGATGTCGTTCGGATTCGGTACAAAAAAATATACTTTTGAGCAAGGCAGAATATTGACCGCTACCGAATATGTAGGCGATAAACAAGACAGCATGCAGGAAATCAACAAACAAAGAGATGAGAGCATACAGTATATCAAAGATATAGTTCATGCAATTGTCTATTTCTACAATATCAATAATCAGTCTAATATCATGGTTGATGAAATTAAAGTTGACTTTGATGACAGCTACATCGAAGATAAACAAGCTATGGCTAAAAGGATGAGAGAAGACGCTATTGCTTTTGAAAGCAATACACTTAAATTGTGGTACTTGATGAAGCAGTATAATCTTACAGAAGAAGAAGCTCAAAAAATCATCTTGGAGATAGAATCAAATTTCCAAGATGATGGCGATGGTGATGAAGAATGAGAGATGAAGAAAATCTTGAAGAAAATGCACAAGAACTTATTGACCTAGCACAGTTGTTTGAAATGGCTTTGTTTGTCGGCATGCTAGGAGAGATAAAAAAATGTTTGAATAGCCAATCCACAAAAAGCGAATGTATTTATCGTATTAGAAAAATGGTAGCAGCGAAAACAAAACAATTTGCAAAAGATACTAGTCAAGGCATTAAAGAAGTGGTTAAAAAGGGCAATGACATCAGTTATAAAGGATTCAGAAAGAAAGTAAAGAAGATGGTTAAATATGATGAGATTACCGAAATTTATGCTAAAAAAACACAGAAAGAATTTAAGAAATACCTCAAAACAAGAGGTATAGCATACGGTAATCAAACACCTACACAGTTCTTTACTAGCTTTATCGAAAAACATTTAGATGATGTATTAGAGGGTAGAATGCCGATTGAAAAGGCGATAGAGAGTGCTATAACGGAAATGTCTAAGAACGGAATAAGACTTGTCCAATATGATAGCGGTGTTAGAAAAAACGTAGATGTTTGGGTACGTCAACAGATGATATATGCACAAAGGGAAAGCGTGCGTGATTTAACTCTGAAAATCGCCAAAGAAAATGGTGTAACTATATTCGAATTTGATGCTCATGCAAATGCCCGACCTAGCCATCAAAGGTGGCAGGGGAAAAGGTTTGACATAACCGGCAAGGAATATCCGACAAAAAAGCAGTTATGCAATGATGAAGATGAAGATTATGGCTGTCTGCATAGGTTCTATCCTGTGTGGGACAAAAAAGACAAGTATTCTTATTCAAAAGATCAATTGAAAAATATCAATACACAGCCGTTTGAATGGAATGGCAAATTGTATGATGGATATGAAGCTAAACAGAAAGCTCGTTCAATGGAACGTGATATACGTCAATTAAAGCGTGAAAAGAATTTAAGAGAGCTTGAAGGCTTAGACACAACAGATATAAAAGCTCGTCTAAGGGTCAAAAACAAGCAATATAGAAGCTTTATGGAAAGATTTGGTACTTATCCAAGAAATAACAGAATACGAGTTGTTAAATAAAATTTTAGCATATTTTAGTTTTTGATTATTGATTTTATATATTTAAAGCTTTATAATGGTAGTAGCTAAGGGGTTGCTCCCCCTTAACTACTTAAAGCTTTACAGCTTTTCTATGAGGCTTATAAACCTTTGAAGATTGGTAGTTCTGCAAGGTTTCAAGCCTTTTTTGTTGCACCATATCAGGTACATATTCCGTAAGTTCATTTTATCACCTCCCTCACCTTACATATACTATTATAAAGCATTTGCTTAATTTTGTCAATAGTTTAGTTAATTATTTGCTATATTTTTTTAATTAAAGTATTGATTTAATTAAATGATTGCTTTATAATTATATGTGAAAGTGAGGTTACATATATGGCAACAGAAAAACAAATAAAAGCGGTTATTGCACAAGCTTCTACAAATCAAAAGAAACTAGCTGAAAGTATCGGTATGACCCCTGCAAACTTTAATCAAAAATTAAAAAGATGTACTTTTACCGATGAAGAATTAAAGGAGATTGCAAACGAACTCGGAGCAACTTATCATTGTTATTTTGAATTTGAAGATGGTACTAAAATATATTAGTAAAAGAGCCTTATCCCAATTTAAAGGGATAGAGCTTTTTTAGTTTAATGCTTAACTTTAGCCTATTTTTTTGTTTTTTCTTTTAAAGTTGATAAACCATGCGTAACGTTTTCAAGTTAAAATAAGTGTAGTGAGAAATCACTTCCCTTATCAGCGTAGAAGATACGCTTTATAAGAAACTTTATAGGAGGATTTATATGAAAAACATTAGTGAAATTTTAAAATCAAATGGAGTTGAAGTATCTGATGAACAGTTAAAAGCTATCAATAGCGAAGTAGTGGAAAACTACAGAACAATCACTGATTACAACAAGCAGAAAGATAAACTTGAACTATCTGAAAAGAAGTACAAAGATACCCAAAAAGCATTTGAAGATTTTAAACAAGGATTTGAAGGAGTGGACATTGCAGAACTCAAAGGAAAAGTCGACACCTTGACGAACACGATTGAAACTCAAAAGGGGGATTATGAAAAAAAGATTGCGAAAATGAACCTAGATTCTTTGTTAAATGAAATCGCAAAAGAAAAAGGGTGCAAGGATTATGAGCTTGCACAAAAAATGATTGATTATGAAGCTCTGTTATCTTCTAAAAATCAAAAAGAAGATATTGAAAAGCAATTTGCCACTTTAAAAGAAAACAAGCCTATTTTGTTTGAGGCAGAAAAGCCAAATGGTAAAAAAGGCGGGGTCATTCTCCCTAGCGGCGGAAATGGCGAAGAAGTACAAACAGATTTGAAAAGTGCATTAAAAGATTATTACAAATAGAGGGGGAATATAAATAGCAATTACATTAGAAGAAGCTAAGGTTGGTATGACTAACAAAGTCGACCAAAATGTGATTGATGAGTTTAGAAGAAGCTCGTTATTATTAGATATGCTGACATTTGATGATACGATTTCACCAGGCACAGGTGGTAGCACATTAGGATATTCATACATCATGCTGAAAACACCTAGCACTGTTGCAACACGTAAAATCAATACAGAATACGCACCGGGAGAAGCCAAGAGAGAAGAAAAGACTTCAAAAGCTATTATTCTTGGTGGGACATTTGAAGTCGATCGTGTTATTGCGGAAACAGATGGTGCAGTAGATGAAGTACAGTTCCAATTACAAGAAAAAGTAAAGGCAGGGTCAAACTACTTCCATAATTTAGTTATCAATGGAACAAAAGAAACAAGTGGTGATGGCTATGTTACAGAAACATTTGACGGCTTGAAAAAGCTTTTGTCAGGTTCTGAAACCGAAATCACGAGTGAATCAGATTTATCAACATCAGCATTAGTAGATACAAATTACAATTCATTCTTAGACGAATTGGATGCGTTCTTATCGACATTGGATGGAAAACCTAGCATTTTACTGATGAATAACAAAATGCTGACAAAAGTAAGAGCTTGTGCAAGACGTGCGGGCTATTATGACAGAACTAAAAATGATTTTGGACAGTTTGTGGAAACATACAATGGCATTCCGATGATGGATACAGGTGTGTATTATGACGGTACAAGCACAAAAGATGTTATTGAAACAACTGCACCAAGTTCAAGCGCATATGGTGAAACTTCTATTTATGCGGTTTCGTTAGGCTTAAATGCTTTTCATGGAATTTCAATTGACGGTTCAAAGATGTTAAGAACATACTTGCCAAACTTTAAAGAACCAGGTGCTGTAAAAAAAGGTGAAGTTGAATTGATTGCCGGTGTAGTGTTGAAAAACTCCAACAAGGCAGGCGTTTTAAAAGGTATCAAGATTTCGCCAAAATTGACAGCTGCTAAATAAATGAAAAGGGGAGTTAGATATGAACAATTTAGTTGATTGGGAGTATTACAACTCCCATTTTCCTAATCTAAGCGAAGAAGATTTTAAAAAGACTTTTTATAAGGCTGAAAGAGTAGTTTTAAAGCGTGTTTCTAAAAACGTGGACAATTTATCAGAAGAAGAAAAAACAAGTGTCAAAGATTGTATATGCGATATTATCAATAATGTTTTCGGAACAAACAATGCTAAAGGTTTAGCAAGTGTTTCAAATGATGGATATTCAGAATCCTATGTCAATATGACAGAAGAACAGCAGGAACACAGAATAGAAAGCATTATCAAAATGTGGCTAAATGACTTAGGAATTTTGAAAGGACATTTTATAGCTTTTTGATGTTCAACGATACGATTACCATATACAATCACTACTATGATAAATTGACGAAACTAGACAGATGGAATAGAACGATTTTAAAAGGCGTTATGTGGCGTCAAACAACTACTAAGACAGTGTCTAGCAATAAGATACAAATTGACGATAGTATATCTATCACTATACCGCATAGAAGCGGTTATTTAAGCCCACAGAAGTATATTCAAATGCCTAATGATAAAATGTCTGATTATTGGACAATCAACGCTGAAAACAATGCGGACATCATTGTTTTAGGGGAAATCAATCAAGACTTGACAGATAGTTATACGTTAAGAGAACTAAGAAAAGACTATGATAATGTTGTAACTGTGATGGCGGTCAGCGATAATTCACGTGTAGATCATTTAAAACATTGGAAGGTAACTGCTAAATAAGTAATGTAGAAATCAGATTCGAAATTCATGGCTTAAAAAGAATAATGCAGGACCGAGGCTTGCAGGTTGGCGGGCGTGTTCAGAAATATATTGACAATGAAGTTATCAGATTGATGGCATCTTACACGCCAAAAGAAAGCGGAGCATTGATTGACAGTGCCGAGAAATTAACAGATATCGGCAGTGGTGAAGTCAAACAAGGCGGTAAATCAGTGCCTTATGCTAGGAAATTGTATTATTATGAAAAATCACCGGGTGCAAGAGGCGTGAGATGGTCAGGAGGAGCGCCAAGAGGCTCATATTGGTTTGAACGAATGAAAAATGAAGGTGGAGCTAAAGCTATCTTGCGAGGTGCAATCAGAGAGGCGGGTGCTAAAAGATGACGGTAGCACAAGCAATCAAGGATTGGCTCTATAATTTTCCAAAGTTGGATATTGACGAAAGGATAAGCACAGAACTTCTTCCAGCTGAAGCGGTGGCTTATGCTTTATCTAAAAGCCCAAATAACATTGTAGAACAATTTGTGGATGGAAGTGAAAAAAGAACAGAATACTATACTTTTTTTGCAAGACAGTACACACAAATTGAAACAGAGAGAAATAGCAATGATGAATTTCTTGAAGAATTTGGAGAATGGGTCAATGAAAGAAACTTTAATGGGGATTTGCCAATCTTGGACAATAACAGATATTGCGATAATATATCAGTTTCAAGCGGTTTTTATCTTTTTGAAACAGAAGAAAATCAAGGTATCTACTCATTTACAATCGAAATTATTTATCGGAAGGAGAGATAGAAATAGAAGAAAAGTTTAAATCAACAACAGGAACAGAAGTAGCTAATGGATTAACCGTTAAAAAATATATGATTGGCTTGTTTCTTCAAATTGAAGATGTTTATAAGCGAATTAAAAAATCAACAACTCTTGAAATTGCGGTTGAAGCCAATACCGAAGAGCAAGACTTCATTGCGGATAAAACGCCGACAGAGTTATTGAAAAATTATGGGGTTTCATTAGCACAAGACTTAGCAATGATTAAAGGTGAAGAAGATTTTGAATTTATTTGGGAGAAGTTCTATAACGCTATTCCAAACAATGAAGAAGTGAAAACAAAATGTATGATCGTGTTTATGTTTGACGGTGATAAAACCACAGGCTACAAGGCGTGGGAAACAGAAGCTAAAATCACTTTCGAAAACTTGAACGGTGTTGATTCAAAAATTAACTTCACAATCAATTTTGGCGATATTGAAAAAGGTATCGCTACAATGACAGATAATGTACCTACATTTACTAAAGGAGAATAGGAAGAATGGCAACTTTATTTTATAACGGAAAAAGATATGATTTACCCAAGAAAACAATGGCGATTGTTGAAAAAGAGGATTTAATGCATACTAAATCAGCTTCATTAGTAGAAGCATATCAAAAACAATTCGATTATATCAAGGCATTATTTTCGGAAGAAGTGATGAATGATATTTTTGGAACATCTGATTTAGATGAAATTGATATGACGGAATTGACTTTAGTTTGCAACATGGTTCATAGTGCCTATATGCAGAAAATCGTAGAACATCAGAAAAAAGAAAGTGAAATGATGGCAAATAATAAGGCACTTGAAAAAATTATCAGTGTGGGAAAATCAGTAGAAAAAATGATGGAAATTAAAAATAAATGATTGATTTAAGAAAAAAAGGCTTACCTGATACTGTCTTAACGATAGATGGTAAGCCTGTTAAACTAAATACGGATTTTCGAGCATGGATTCAGTTTTGGGTAGATTTACAAAATGATGAAAATGATAGGGATATATCTTATCTTTTCGTAAACGAAGCCCCAAACATTGATGACTATATATTATACCAATTACAAATGTTTTTATACAATCCCTCTGAAACGCCAAAAAACGATGAATATGCAAGCGAAAAGATACTAGATTATGTGCTAGATGGAGAATATATATTCTCGGCTCTGTACGCCGTTTATGGCATTGATATAACTGAAATGGATATGCATTGGCATAAGTTTCAAGCACTGTGCAATAACGTTATCGGAGATAGTACGTTATGGGGATATGCAAAGTCAATGCGAGGATATACAAAGCCCTCTAAGTCTGATACTTTTGAAAAACAAAATGCGAGGGCTAAAGAAAGATGGTCATTCCCGATTAAATTGACTGATGAGGAATTAAGATTAAAGAATGAATTTGATGATTATTTTGGATAGGTGGTGGTTCATGAATACCTGATGGAAGCTTAGTATTTGATACAAAAATTGATTCATCTAAATTAAAAAAAGGATTACAAGATATAAGTAGTGAAACAAAGGTAACTAAACAAGATACCGAACAGATGAATGACAGTTTAAAAAAAATAGATAAAATATCTTTTGAAAATATCAAGGAAAATCTAAAAAATACTGCTGATGGTGTTAAAGATGTATTAACGCAATCAATAGAATCAAGAACAGGTTTAACAGGATTAGAAGATAAACTTGCGCAGATAGTTCCAAGTGGTAAATTTCTAGCGGTTTCTACTGCCATAGGTGCTATCGGAATTGCTTCTGTTAATTCGGCTTCACAAATTGAAGTTGCAATGAGAAGATTTCAAGTACAAACAGGTATTGCAAACAATGAACTAGGGTTATATGAAGAACTTATGTTGTCCATATATCGTGGAAATTATGGGGAATCTATTGAAGATGTAGCTGATAGTATGGGTAAAGTGAAGCAGCAATTTGATAATTTAGATACCAATGAATTTCAAGATATCGTTGAAAACGCATTAACGCTTCGTGATACCTTTGATATGGATGTTAACGAAACACTTAGAGGAACAAAGCAGTTAATGGAACAGTTTGGGATAAGTGGTTCGGAAGCTATGGATTTGATTGCTAGTGGTGCTCAGAATGGTTTAAATTATACAGATGAACTAGGGGATAATATTGCTGAATATGCTGGAAAATTTGCTCAAGCTGGGTATAGTTCAGAAGAATATTTTCAACTTTTAAAAAATGGGACAGAAGGCGGAGCATATAATCTTGATAAAATAAACGATGCCATTAACGAAGTAACGACTAGATTAGCAGATGGAACTATTGAAGAAAACCTTGAATTGTTTTCTAGTAGGACAGCCAATGTATTCAATGCATGGAAAGAAGGTAAAGCTACACAAAAAGAAGTTATAAATAGCATTATAAACGATATTTCGTCGTGCACAAATGAACAAGAGAAATTGACAATGGCAGCTACAGCCTTTGGTACAATGGGCGAAGATTCAAACGCTAAGTTTGTTGAATCGTTATTACCTGTTGGTGATACTTTCAAAGACATTGAAGGTACAATGAATGATGTCAAAGAAACAGCATCAAGTGGATTAGGTGCTTCATTGGAATCATTGAAAAGAAGTTTTGAAACTTTGTTAGTACCGTTAGGAGAATTATTTATTCCTGTGTTGGTTAAAATTATTGATTTCTTATCTTGGATTATTAGTCTTATCAGTGATGTGATAAGTATTGTTGCAGGATGGGTGATAAATTGGGAGGAAAGTTTAGCTTTTCTTCAAGAATTATGGGACACATTTGCACAGTGGTTTGATGAAGGGGTTAAGGCTGTTGTAGATGGATTTACTAAAGATTTGCAAGGATTATTAGATTGGTTTGTTAATACATTCGGTCCGATACTAGTGGATATATTTAAAATGGTATCAAATATATTTGGTGGAATGGTAAATGGAGTTTTAGGATATGCTAAAACGTGGCTTAATGGAATAAAGAATATTATTAATAATATTATGGGAATTTTCAACGGTATAATCACATTTATTAAGGGTGTTTTCACGGGAAATTGGAAGCAAGCATGGAATGGCGTTAAACAAATTTTTAGCAACATTGTAAGTGGGTTTGTTAATATTATTAAAACACCAATCAATGCAATGATTGACCTTGTCAATGGCTTTATAGGTGGATTAAACAATATTAAAATACCTGATTGGGTTCCATTGGTTGGTGGTAAGGGATTAAGCATACCTACTATCCCTAAACTTGAAAGAGGCGGTATCTTGAAAAAAGGACAGGTCGGATTATTAGAAGGTAATGGAGCGGAAGCAGTTGTACCACTTGACAGAAATAAGGCATGGATTAGAGCAGTTGCTAAGGATATGGCGTTTATTATGCCTGAAAGTACAAGAAATTCGTACAATCAAACCAATAACTTCTATACACCAGTTGAAACTCCTGATAAGGTCGCAAGAGCGTTGAGATTGCAACAACGATACGGATTGGCAGGTGCTAAATAATGAGTGTAGTGTGCAGAATTGTCAGAGATGACGGAAAAGAATTTAATATTGATAACAAGGCATGGAAAATACCAAGTGACGGTTTAGAGGGGTGGGATTACATCACCCCCGAAATCGGCACAAGTGCTAGAGCGTTTGGAGATGGTTCGTACATTTCTTCTAAAATTGTTACGGAGCAGGATAGAACAGTAACAGCGATATTGACGAATAAGAACCTTAATTCAATCATGCGAGATGTCGTACGTTCATTCTTTGGTGTGAAAAGAAGCTTTAAAGTTTATTTAACTTATCAAGGAACAATTAGGTGGTGTGAGGGAGAGTTAGTTGCTTTTTCATTACCCACCAACAACATTTATGAACCGTTGAAACTGACATTTACTATTCTATGTCCACAGCCTTATTTGTTAAGTGTAGATGAATTTGGCAAGAACATAGCGGAAGTTATGCCAAGATTTGGTTTTCCATACGTTTCACTTGTTAATAGTGGTTTTTTATTCAGTGAATATAAATTTGCGAAGGAAGTCATTCTTGATAACGATGGAGATGTAGAAACTTATGCCAAGATTGTTATTTCAGCTAATGGGGATGTAACGAATCCGATTATCAAGAAAGACGATAAATTCATTAAAATTTTAGATAAAATGGTGGAAAATGATGTTATTGTGATTGATTTAGTCAAAGAGCCTCCGACGGTCGAGAAAAATGGCAAGAGTATTATCGGAAAAACCACTAGAGATAGTTCTTTTGAAAAAATGAAGTTGAATATAGGCAGTAACACCATATCATTTGACGCTGAATTTGGAAGCAACCTATTAGATGTTACAATTTACTACAATCAAAGATACGGGGGAATGTAAATAGAGTTTAAAGCACTGGACGAAAAATTAAATCTTGTTTCCCTATTATCTCCCACGAATGTTCAATGGAACAGAAAATACTATGAGGCAGGAAATTTTGTGATTGAGATATCAGCTAATCAATATTTAACTGATATGGCATATATTTATTGTTCAGAAAGAGCAGAGGTAGGAATGGTACAAAAGGTTTCACGAGAAGAAACGGGTAATGGTAAAATGGTTCAGTTAAGTGGCTTCTTTCTTGAAAAAAAGCTAGATGATAAAATTGTTTATCCCACTTTTTATGGCAGTGGAGAAATCACAGCAGTGCTAAGGCGTATGATAGAAACTTATAAAGAAGATATCGCTATAGAGATTCAATTAGCACGTGATACAGGCTCTAAGGTTGATTTTCAAGCAACTGGTGACGAATTAAGCAAGAAAGTATATGAAGTTCTACATACTCAAGAAATGAGCTATAGAGTAACATATGACTATTTGAATAATAAATTGCTTCTAATGTTTTATAAAGGCGAGGATAAGACACAAGATAGTGATAGCGATAGCTTTATTACTTTTTCAACAAGTTGGCATAATATCCAAAATTCGATAGTCGATGTAGATCATTCGAATTATAAGAACTTCTTTATCGTGGCAGGCATAGGAGAAGCCGAAGAACGTATAACAGTTGAAGTTGATTTATCAAATGGCGGTTACAAGAAAAAATTATTTGTCGATTCAAGAAATACTCAATATGATTCAAAAGAACAAACGCTTGAACAGTATAAACTAGAGCTTAGACAACAAGGATTGGAAAAAGCATTGGATTATGAGATTATAGAGAATGTGTCATTTACAGTCATTCCAAGTGGATATAAATATCTTGAGGATTATGATCTAGGAACGAAATGCGATGTAATGATAGATGATATAGGTATGTCATTTCAAACACGCATTATTGCGATATATGAAGTTTTTAAAGAAGGAAAGCATGAAATAGAATTAGAAGTTGGAAATCAAATCAAATCCAACTATCAAACATTGAGAATATAGAAAGGAGAATGTTAATAGCTAAAATTACTGCATTTCCATACGATTCGCAGATTAGCGAATATGCAATTGACGGAACACCTATTTATGACAGAGCGATAGGAAGCTCCATTTTTAGGGATTTGTTTTTGAAATATTTTACGGAAGGGGTGTTCCCTAATCCGTCAACATCGTTTCAAGTAAATGAAAATTCTACACAAGGAGCGATTGTTAAATCAGGATTTGCGAATATTCGAGGGGTAACAGTTATTGATGAAACAGACACAGAGATCGCCTTTGAAAAAAGTGATACACTAGATAGAATTGATAGAGTGGTATTAAGGCATGATGATACAATCAGTGTTAGAAATACTTCTATCGTTGTTTTAAAAGGGACACCTGCGAGCAATCCTCAACCGCCCGCTATCACAAGGAATAAGACGATTTGGGATTTATGTCTTGCGGAAGTCAGAATTATTAAAAACTCAAAAGCTGTCGCACAGTCAAATATTACTGATACACGGCTAAATAGTCAATTATGTGGAATTGTAACAAGCACAATTAAAACGATTGATACAACAACATTATACAATCAAGTTAAGAATGATTTTGATAATTTCAGAAATCAGCAGCAATCAGAATACCATGAAATGATAGAAGGCAAGGGAAATGAATTTGATATATGGTTTAATTACATTAAGGATATGCTTGGCGAAGATGTTGCAGGTTCGCTTCAAAATCAAATTCTTGATTTAAAAGAAGAGATGGGCACTCTAGACGAAGTGTATGCTAAAAAGACAGATGTCTATACAAGAGAAGAAACGAACAATATAGCTAATACAAAGCAAAACAAAGTTCTTTTTGGAACAACACCTCCATCAAATGATATGGGTGTAGATGGGGACATCTACATTCAAA